GGAATTTAATACAAGCCATAAATTCACCAAATGTAACCCGTGAATATAATGATAGATTTGGTCATGATGTTGCAATTAGTGATAATGGCGAAGTTATTGTTATAGGATCACCTTATATCAATCAAGCTGTTATGGCCTATGAAAGAAATTATGCGGCTAGAGATATGTTCTATTATGGGCTTCCAGCGTGGATACAATCCAATCGTTCAGAAAAATATGCAATACCATTAGAAAAATATTACAAATCACCTTCCAGATTAGATGATATAAAAGCTCTTTATTTATCTATAGATCAAGATGATAAATTTCAATCTAGACTAGATATGGGGATAGAAGAATATCAAAATATATATACATATGAACATAGCTCAATGCAACCGGTAGGATCATGGTCATTCATAGCCGCTGAACATGCTCCAACACCCAGACTTGGTTATAGTGTGGCTACTAATGAGGATGGTAGTGTTATTGTAGCTGGTGCGCCAACCGATAGTTTAAATTTTTACAACGATGCAGATGTATATTATGCATATAACTCTAGCTTCAAAGGTAAATATTATGGAACTGGATATGTTGATCCAAGTGGACTTATAACTGGTCCAGTAAACTCATCGTGGTCTTCTAGTTTATATGCTGGATCTGCTCATGTATTTGAATCTAGAAAATATTATCCACATAATCGCGCTATTGAGTACGGTAGATTTGGAAACCTACATGAAAATATTAGCAATAACACAGCCGACTCTGGACATTTTCATTATATATCACAAATTTTTTCTGATAAAAACTTTACTAAGACTGATTTTGATAACTCTGAAATTCCGAATGATGCGGGTTTAGTTTTTATTATTACCCCAGCAGTAAATGCGTTGAGTGATGAAGTTGTAAATAATATCAAGAATTGGTTAGCACTTGGTGATAGAAATTTAGTTCTTGTGGCAAATGATCCTATATGGGAAGCAAGTGGGATTTACGGTAAGTCTAATGAAATTTTAAATAATTTGTTGGACAGGCTTCAGTCTAGGATGAGGATAGTTCCAGCAAGAAATCACTATGAATCGCTGCCAAGTGGATATACATCATTCAACAATATTGTTCCATCAGTTATTCCACAGGGATCTACATATACTTATGTTAATAGATCACCAGCAAGGGCGAGCGGCGTTGCAGATATAAAAGTATTTTTTAGTTATGATGAGCAAATGTCTTGCAAACCAGTTCCGGGTTGTAGTTTAGAATTGGAGTCGCAGCAAATTCAAACACGATGCGAAATGCCACTAAGAAATTATGGAGATTTAAGAGCATCTTGGAATGAGTTGTGCTGTAAATCAACACCAAATGGTACATTGGTTCCAGTTATATATTCTCATAATTGGCCTCTTATTTTTGGTTCTTATACGCCAGACTGTGATGACGTAGCTTTTGAATCTAAACCAACAAAAAATCAAGAGCCAATTCCAATACTAGTCGCCGCAGAAAAAGTAAGACAAGAAATTATATATCCAGCAGTACCGGCATCTTCGGGATATGAAATTATATATGAAGATATTTCTTCTAACTCTATCATACATGAATTTGGTAGTCCAGATGATGGTGCTGAAACTAGTTTTTCTTATGGTCTAAATAGTCAAGAAGGGATTGACTATAATTCTATAGAGTACAATATAACTAATAGGCAAAATACTGAATTATTCTATAAACCATTAGATGATCTTGGTGGATTATTGCAAGCTAAAGGTATTGCAAAGATAGATGTAGTTCCATATTTATACAAAGAGCAAATCTCAGATAGGGGCTATTTTGCTGTAGAATATTCTTACAAGAAACAAACATCTTCTAAGATAGATATTATAGCAAATTTTGAAATTGAATCTAAGTTTGCAGAGGGTGCTGGAGATGCCAATATTTTGTTTTATCAAAATTTAGCATCATCTTCTGAGACTAGGTTCAAAGAATCTAAGATAGCTCAATTGAATTGGAATGGTAGGCAATTTTTCTCTGATGCATACCCATATTCTCAGGCAAAAGGTGCTTTACAAATTGGAAATAATCTTGAACAAAATGTATCTGTATTAAATAGCACATACAATGTAGCTTTTCTTCCGGGCATCAATGGGCAACCATCAAGTGACAATATGCAAAATTTAACTGAATGGTTATCATTTGGGAATAAACGCTTGATTATAACGTGTGAAAATACTCTGTCTAGCATAAAAGAAGCCCAAAAGCTATGTGAAACTTTAGAAATAAATTTAGAGTTACTTACCAATTATTACAACGATAATATTTCTGTCGGTTTTGGATCTTTAACCATAAATCAAAATCACAGAATTGGTGGTAATAATTTTACAAATGTAAGAACGATTTTTAGAAATATCGAAGATCCAAACCCCAAATTAATTACGAGTTTATCATCATTTAATTGTGGCGGTCTTTCGTTTTATGCATTTAAGCTTAATGAAAATGCTATCCCTTTAGCATATCTTGACAGTCCAATTTATGATTACATTCCTAAAGAATATAACAATAATAATTGGGATGTTAATGCCGGTATAGTAAAATTAAATGTTCCAGTTTTACCGGGATCGGGATATAGATTATTTATCAACTCTGAAGCTCTAGATACTTCAGAAACAGTAAATTTAACAATAGATGTAGAAAATGCTTCTTTGTTCCCAAAGATGCCGTATCCAGATTTATCATCCGCATTTATACCAGAGCTAGATAGTAATAGAGAAACATTCGACTCCAAAAATATTACTACCTCATTTTATAGTTTGAAATGTAACTCTCCAATTTTTAAAGATATTCAAGTTGGTGATACTAATAATATTAACATTTATATTTCATGTGTGTCACCTAGACTGAAAAGTGATTATGTTCCAAAGAGCGTAAGATTATTAGGTATATCTGGCGTACCAATTCCAGTATATGAAAAAATTACTACATCCACTGTTCAAATACCAGTTGGAGGATTTCTTTATAGAATATCTGACCCAATAGATGAAAGTAGAGAGATAATAGATGTTGTTAGAACAATAAGTACAGATAATACAAAATACTGTAAATCTGGATGTGAGTTTTTAGGTAATCAATTAATAGAAGATGGTCCAGTAGTAGCGGCCCAAGAGCTAGAAATATTTTCATCTTTTGAAGCCGGATTTGCAAGATCAAGAGTCACTGTAATAACAGATTCTAGTATTGTGCAGGGTAGATATTTAATTGATGAAAATGAAACAATAGTAAAGAGTACTTACGATTTTATTAGAAGTTTGTATCCAGAGACTTATTTTTTCTCAGAAAGATCTGGAAGACAAGTTGATGTCTATAATAAACTTATATCTCCAGAACGCGGAAGCCCAACTAAATATCATTCCCGAGCAACAAATCTTGGATTAAATAAGAATTTTGGTAATTTTATTAATGCTCCTTCTGCGCCTATAAATGGTAATGAATCAAAATATATTCCTAAATATGTTACTAGACCCAAACTTCCTTGGGAAGATGAAATAGATCCTAAGAAAGTAGAAGAAATTAAAAATCAATTTATAAGTGGATTTTTACCACAACAATTTCAACACTCTGCTGTATCAAGAATAAGTGGTATTATAGATGGGGTTTCTTACTCTGATGCTACTGTAATAGGTGGAGTTCCTCAAATCTTGAAAGACAAAGGTTATGATTATCTTGATCTTGATAAATTTCCATCTGGATACCCCGGAGATTTATTTGGATATTCCATTGCCGTAAAAGGAAAAAAGATTTTAGTTGGCTCCCCATTTTCTGCATTTAATTCAGAAACAATAACACCGTGGAGTAATAATGTTTCATTACGTTTAGGATCAGATGGTGGTGCTGGTGCTGTTTATATGTTTGAAAAGTCTTCTGATAGTAAATGGGTTAATTCTAATAAATTTAGACCACAATCACTCATGGGACAGTTAAGTGGAGTAGGAATTTATTCTGACCAGTTTGGCCATTCGGTAGATATACAGAATGATGTTATAGTGGTTGGCTCACCTAATCACAGTTATGGAAATTACTATGATTTTATTTATAACAATGGATCATTTTCTAGAAAGAACTTTAATCCACAATTTGATATTCCAGACTTGAAAGTTTATGATCTTGGATATTCTGGAGTTAGAAATAGCTTGAATGTAAATAATGCTTATAATAAAAACGCTGGAGCAGTTTACGTTTATGAGAATAAGATTACAGATTGGGAAAATAAAAAACAATCTTGGACTCTTGTAGAAAAACTTGTATCTAATCCATCTAATCCAAACGTAGCAAAATACTTTAATGGAAGTGGAGAGAGATTTGGAAATAATGTATATATTACTAGGCCATACAGAACTGATGCTGATTATTGTATATTTGCTGGATGTGGATTTGCATCTGGAGTTTCCAAAATTAATGTAGGGGCATCGTATGCAAAAGATATCATGCTTAGATCACAAAAGCCTTCTATACCAAGTAGTTCTGCTTGGATATCTGCCAAAGTGTTTGGTAATAGGGATGCTAATGGAGATCCAACAGTCACATTAGATTTTAATAATATTGGAGATAGTAAAAAATATTATGCAAGTGGCATTGTTATTGCAAATGAAAATGGAACTTTATTTATAGAAGTTTCTGGTCAAGACCCGTCAACAAAAGGCTTCATATCTCATAGACCATATATTGAATCTGTTTATGGGTATTACCAATACGGCAAGCTTATGGAGGTTGCTACACCTCTGTATGTTAGCGGCGGATATATATCCCCAAGCTCTCAAATGCCATTAACTATAAATGTGGAAAATTCTGCATATGTGTATAATACTGTAGGATTGTATAGTGAGGTAAAATCTGGTGATATTTCTACATATCCATCTGGATTGCCTCTATTTATAGAACCCCCATCCGGGGTATCTCTTGAGTACTTGAATTTGTATTCTAGCGGGACAGGAAGTCAAAACGACAATCTTAACTTAAGTATAAGAGGTAAATAATGCTAGCTATTTATTATGATGAAGCTACAGCCTGCATTCTTAGGCCCACTCCGCTTATTTCTATAACTCAAAATGTTATTAGGAATAAGGCTGGTATGCTTGGTAGTTATTACGATATCACTTTAAATGGCACTATTCTCCCAGACGAAGGTTCCCCGTTTTATGTAACTGGCGGCGGTTCTGCAAACCACAACTCTCCAGCTACAGTACAGTCGGCGTTTTCTTCACTCTACTCAACGCCGCCAAAAGAAGCAGTACATTTTGATAATTATATGAGTTCTATTATTCATAAGCAGAATTTACTTAGAGAGTTGTTTAAGCGTGACGGTCAACTTGTTGAATTATTACCAGTTAGTGTAAGAACCGAATCAGACAGTGCAATGACGGATAATCCCGTTTTGAAGTTTCACCCCACAGTACAGTCTATTTCTTTTGAAGAAGGTATTTATGTTACCAATTGCAAATATACTATTAATTTACGTGCAGAAGTATTATTAGACAACTCTAACAATATAATATCAGACGGTATTACCAATTCTACAATATGGCCAACGGGTTCGGATAGAATTCCAATAAGAGCCAATGATAGAAATTTGAAAATTGTAAATGCGTTAAATGCCAGCGGTTTTGTTGAAGACTATAGCGAAAGTTGGTCTATAGAAGTAGAGGAAGGCAACGGAACAACTAATACCGCCGCCCCAATTACGACAGCTTTACCAACTAATCATATAGGATCACTCAGAACATATAGAGTGACTCGTAATATAACCGCAACTGGCCGCACAATGTATTATTCAGAAAATGGTTCAAAGGTAATTAAAAGAAGAGAGGCTTGGGAGCAAGCAAAGCAATACATATATAATACAGTTTTAAAAGATCAAGATAATATTTCAACAAACAACTCTACTGGATATGAACAATTTCCAGAATATACTTTAGGCCCATATTTTGGAAGTGGATATCTTAATATTGCTAAAGATATTTGGGGAGGATATAATCATTTAAGAACTGAATCTATAGATACCACGGCTGGAACTGTTACCATAAATGATACTTGGTTAATGTCAAGTGGCAATGCTTATGAAAACTATAATCTATCAGTATCAAAAAGTTATGATAACGCATTACATAAAGTTAGCATAGACGGAAAAATAAAGGGCTTGTCTAGCGTACATGCTGGATCAACACAATACGGCGGCTCTAATACAAGCACAGCAACTCAATATGGAAACGCTCCACTAAACACCGCTCACGAAAATGCAAGATACAAATGGAATCAAGTGAGTAATACTGGAGTTTATGGGCCAAACTGTTATTTATTTAGACGCGCACAAGCCTTAATGCACTTGCCGCTGAATTATATACCTTTATCAATATCATTATCTTCTAATGAATTCACGGGTGAAATAGATTACAATGTTGAATATGACACAAGACTTCAAAATGTAGTAAGTGGCACTTTATCAGAAAGTATAACTTGCAGCGACACATATCCGGGTGATGTTTTTGCTGTTATACCAGTTATTGGAAGACAACACGGGCCAGTATTACAATATGTCGGCGGAAGAACAGAGTATCAAAGAAATTTAAGTATAGAATTGGTGATGGACAAATATTATACTTCTGGAAATGGCTCTTTAGTTAATAGGATAAGACAACAATCCGTTTTATCAAAACCAAGTTTAAACGAACCTTTTAAGGGTCAAATTAATTCTATCATTCATGCGTATAGTCCAGTACAAGAAGCTAATATAAGAAAATATTTCGTTAGCCCGCCATCAGAAACTTGGGATCCAAGCACCGGAAGATATTCATTACAAATCAATTGGACTTATGAGGTAGGTAGGTAATAAAATGCCAACAAGATCTGAAAATACTAATATAAATCCATCTGAACTTGTACCCGCAGGAGATAGAAAAATATCTCGGCAATTGATGGATAATATATCTGGTGTGACTCATGGATATACATATGATAGTGTATCAGTAACTAGACCTCCAAGCCCTCTAACTCCAAACGGATTAATTTTTGCTACTACTGGAGTATCAAATGGCTATGCTTCTACTGTTAGCGGTATAACTAATTTTACTGCTTACAATGACTATATACATTATGCTCCTGTTGGTGCTGGTGGTAGCCTTGGTGGAGCTTTAACTGGGGCGGGTATAACTAATGTTGTATCACCACCAGCTAGATTTAATGTATTTAACAATTTAGTCAAAGCAAATTTTAGATTTGAAATTTATACTAGGCAATATAGAACATGACTACTAGATCAGAATTAACATCGGGGATTTACGGGAATCCAAATCCAGTGCCAAGGGTACAGGCTGGAATTTTAAATCCTACTGACACTTCTAAAGTTTCTTCTATCATTCCATCTAGTGGATGGTACGGAGTTAATTGGCCCCGATATAGTGGTAGTGTTATACCACAAGGTATTTCAACTGGAGGTTGGGTTTTAGACCCTACGACTAAGGATACATATGATAGGGGATATCCTCAACAAACATTTCTTGGAGCTTCTATATGTAATTTTAGTATGAATGGTGGCTTTGGTGATAGTAGCTCAACATTGTCGTTAGATCTAGTTGCTGATGAATATAATAACTCTGATAATACCGCGCAGGGGGCGGGAGATGATGTTTATCATAGTGGACTTGGTGATAGATTTGTACCACCTATGGCTGGCAGTCCAGTATTTTTTAAATTTGGGCAAAACTTTGCTACGGTAGAAGAAGCTTATAGATATACCTTTGATACTATATACAGAACTAACACCATTCAACCAGCATCTATAACTCAGGGCGGAACTTTCAACAAAGATAACTTTACATCTTTGGGAGCAAATCAATATGTTAATTTGTCTAATAATGGTATCTATAATTTTACTCAGGCTGTTACTAATCAATATGTAAGAGGATCTGGCCACATAGTATTTGGTGGTATCCTGCAATCCTATATACAAAACCGTGGCCCCGGTGGGAGTCCAACATATTCTGTGCAAGTCACAGACCCAAGAGAGATACTATCAAATGTAACAGTAATTTTGAACAACTATGCCGGAAGTACATTCAATACAAAAAATATCTTTAATGTCTATGGATTTTTAGAACATAATGTTTCGACTACACTTTCTGGACAATTAATGGGATATTTTGGTGGATTTAATCTGTTAAAAAAGTTTGTAAATCCGACAAATGGATTTGTTAGTTATAGTGGCGAACAATATCCAAAAGATTTTGTTGATTGTTGGGTTGGTAATGCACCATTCCCAGCCTTTGGTGCTACCAAGTCAGCATTTCCTTTTACTGGCACTGGCATGTCTAGAAGAGGATCTCAGGGTATTCCATATTATCGCCTTGCTCAAGCGATGAATGCATTAATGTCTATTCAATATCCTTTACCGCAAGAATATATTAAAAAAGGATTTGGTGGTACTATAAATTTTCGTGGATATAATTATGTTGTTGATTTTAGTGGACTCCCTAATTTACCACCTTTATACTATTTAGATTTTGATCAAATAAATCTACTAGACTTAGCACTTGAGGTTTGTGAGGTCGCTAGCAGAGACTTGTTTGTTTCTTTGCTGCCAGTAATAAATCATCCTGCGTGTCAACATTTATATAATAGCCAACAAGGTGGTTCATTTACTGGTCTAAATGCTATACCCAGTGGTTTAATAGCTGGAATTATAAGACTAGATAGTATTGATAGATCCTCGCCCCCAAATTATGGTGCAATTAAACGATACATAGATAACTTATCTAATGCTGGAATATATGTAGAAAATCAAGATATTGGTTATGAGCTTTCTAACGTTACAACTGATAAGTTTGTTACTGGCGCACAAGAAGTTGATATGTATTGTTTTTCTACTAATTCTGATAGAGGAATAGTGAACGCTAGGAGTAGACGTAGCGGTGGTGAGGGTAACGATGCTGATTGGCAACAATGGACACTTGAAAAACAAGTTGAACAACAGATTTTACCCTATTATGGAACTTTAGGTCAAAGTGCTGTGACTATTCCCAAAGGTTGGGGTGCTTATCAACAAGTATTATTAGATGCTACAACATTAAATGCTAAAGGTGTTGGAGCATACTATGTAACAACAGAAATGGAGCTACGATGTGCTTCAGTATCGTATGAATGCTGGAAGAATTTTTTACAACAATATAATGATACATATTTAGAATCTATAGAAGACGATGATACATTTGAGGGAGCCGCCCTTAATCAGACCCCTAATTTTGGTGGAGTTCCAGCGCGCTCAATAGCTACAAATTATGCCGTTACAGTTCCACGTTCCGTATTTGATACTTACACTGCTTCTGGCTCACGGTTTGGTCAAGATAATTTGCCTGCTAGTCCATGCAATCCTCCATATGGATATCCACTATATTATAAAAGAATGACTAAGTTAGGAATACCAGAAGGAGGATTAACAAAATTACAATCCCGGTTAACTGGATTTATTACTGCCGCCGCGACTATTAGAGGTGCAGATGCAGATAGTTGGGAAGATATTAGAAATTCTGTATTAGCAGAATTAGAACAGATTAATTATGGTGAGTTGACTCAGCAAGAACAAACTTTTTATACTACCATTAAAAACGAGTTACAAAAAAATCCTCCAAATTTAGAAATGTTGAATGGCATAGATGAAGGATTGCATAAAATTGGCGCGGTTTTACCAAGATTAGCAAAGAAGGGGACAGAAAATGCATTAAAAGTATATGAGTTTTTGAAAAAAATAGCTGATGAAAATTTAGGTAAAAAATTCTTAATAAAAATTCCTAGCAAGGTTAACTTTTTTTATGATGAAAATATAACTTGGAATAGTAGTTCAAATGGCGGTGAATATTTGACCGGCCCATTTGGTTTCAAGCCTAGGCCGGTTACATCTGGAATATATGAAGAGTTCTCCGCAGATTTTAAAAATGGATATATTGCAAAAAGAGATAATTCAAAAAATTCTATTAATTCATTTTTGACCAGCGGCATCGATACAAAACAAGATGATTATGTAGGGGCTTTGAAAGTCAATTTTAATCCCATAGCTGATAAATATGAATTCAATTATTCTCCTAGTAATTTAGGTGGATACTTTCCATTTGATTTATATACTAATACTTTAAGCTATAAAGATATACAGAAATTACCACCGAGTGTTCAACCAAAGGCTGTTTTTCAACAATTGATTCCACAGGATGCTAGTAATTTCATAGATGAAAATGGTAGGCTTTCAGCATATGTAAGGTTTGATCACAGTCAACATTTGACACTCAATTCTATGAACGCAGAAGATTTTACTCAACAGCTTATTACTGCTAGAGGTATGATTCCAGATCTATGTGAATTTTTAGATAATGTTGGCGAAGATGTATGGACATCTTTTAACGACGCAGATGCTAGCCGCAGAGACAATAACCCATCAGCTTCAAAGCAGTGCTTGTTTGTAAAGTGCAATGTTGATGAAAAGTTTTATTTAGCACCAAAGTTAGGATTTCGCCCAATACAAATATTCGGAGGTAGCACAACACAAAAATCAAAAGTATCTCGTCCAAGAAAAATTTTCATACCATGCTCTGGCTGGAAGGCTGGATCTTCGCCACAAACTAGAACTCGCTCAGATTTAATTCCCGGTACTGGATGTTATATAGACAGTTACAATTTTATTGAATATAATTATTCTCCAACAATTGCCGGTGGAGATACTATTAATAGATTGGATTATGATAGGCCATATTCAACAGAATTAAATAGTCATATAGTAAATACTTCTCTAGAATCATTAGACACTAGATTTGTTTATGCTCTGATTACATTACCAAATAAAGTGTTACCTACAAAAGATTCAAGATATAGGGATGCTGTGGGTCAAGAGGGTGATACTAAAAGCGTCAAACATTATTTAACTATGGACGTTGTTAAAGGTTTGCCAGAATTCGGTGATATAGCATATGCCAACGAAGCAACGCAGGGTGCAAACAATATCACAGCATTCCCATCTGAAATTGCTAGCAGGGCGTGGTTAGCTGCTAAAAAAGCAAAGTATGCTATGCAATTTGGTTTTCCATATCAAATCCAAATGTCAGCACCGTCGCCAGTTTATCCAGATTTAGTTGTTTTGCCGCTAATGTCTCATGAAAGATGTTATGGTCCTTGGATTTCATCTCAAGTAGATCCACAGTCAAATGCATATGTAAATGTTGGTGGTAGAGTAGAGTTCATTAAAGATGAAAATTTAGCACCTTGGAATTACTCTGGATACGAATTGATGAATGGTGCAGGAATATTACAAGCTCAATTTGCTAATAGCTTATTATTATTTTCAGAACGTGGAGGATTTACTTTTCCCGGCATTCCAAATAGATCACTTTGTCAAGCACTGGAAAATGGTGGACCATTAGTTACAAATATATCTGTTGATGTATCTAGTGCTGGATTAAAAACAACTTATAAATTAGATCTTTACACATCTAGTTTTGGTAAATTACAAAAACAAAAACAAGATATGATTTCTAAAATTAGTAGAGAACGCCAAAAGCTTAGAGATGAGAGAAATGCATTAATTAGAAAAGGAATCGGAAAATCACAATCTAGCATTAATACTGTCGGAGCTGCAAATTTATTTGGTAATAATGGAACCCCAATGAGAACTCCCCAAATGAATAATTACATAGTAGCATCTGTAAATGAATATGAGAGTCAAGTATATGCTCCACTATTACAAAACTATAGCAATTTTGGTGATGGCCCTTCATCTCAAGGCGAGGGGGTTGTAGATCATGGATTTGCAGTTGGAAATACATCCGAAACAGACTTATTAGATTCAATGAATTATTTTGCTGGAGAAAAAGGGAATTTATTATATAACAATCGCTCTTACAAAACCGGCGGGGCTTCTTACGATCAAATATTTAGTCCATATTCTGAAGAATACAATCCAAACATGCCAAACTTTTTAAATATTAATCCAAATACAAGAAGAGGATTTTACGAGAGTTGAAACAAAGGAAAATATATGACTAATTTTTTTAATTCAAGATCTGGATCTATTGTAAAGACTTATCACTATTATGTTACTTCTGATAAAAAGTTGCATGATATAGGATTAGCATCTTATACTAGAAATAGTTTAGAAAAGTTTGGTAAAAGGAAAAAAAACGGAGTAGAACAAAATGATCCAGATATTAGTGAATATTTAACCGGCGGTGTTGATAGCATCAAGCCAATACTTCGCGGTGATGGTAGAACACTAATTGTTTATAGATTTGACAAAGATACAAAAAGATATTTGTATACAACCAATAGTGCTACTGGTGAAGACAATATTTTTTGGACCCCTAGTGGAGATATAGTATATACAAACCTAAAAACATTTCAAGAAAAATTTGATTTATATCAAAAGGGTTGGATCACAAATGATACAGAAGCTTTTAATATTTCATATATTTGGTCAAAAATAAATACAAGCTTGTCTGGATGCATTAGTTTTCAAGCAAATGGATATAGTATTTTATCCCAAGCATCTAGCGGTATTGTAAATATGTTTCTACAGTCTAAGGGAGATGGAAGTAACAGAGGGGTAGCTTTTCAAACACCAGTTATTGCTGGAGTTGCATCAACGGCTGGTGGTATACAACACGCTTTTGGTATAAGCGAAACATTACCGCCGGGAGCTTTTTCTGCCCCAGATGTTGGCGGTGCTAAAAATCCAAATAATACAGTTGCTGGCCCGTTAAATTTACATCTTAATCGTGGAACCGGCAAGTGGGAATCTGGAACTACCCAAACATATTGTCAGATATTAGATGATGTGCCGGGAGTTCCATTGTCAGACTTGCCTAGTAATGTAGATAATATAGACAATGAAACTTTAAAGTTACCATTTACAAGTGGTATTGCTATGGTAATGGAAACAGAAAAGGGCAATCCTCATCTTTGTGTGCCATGTTCTATGGGGTGTAGCGTATCTGAAAAACACAAAATAACTGTAGTGAACAGAACCCCCAGAGCTTTTGTGAAAGGCGAAGTTATATTAGCTAGTCAAATTAATGGAGATTGGGTTCCAGTACCATTGACTAATGGTGTATCGGTAGCGAAAAAATTAGTTTTTGAATGGTCACAAATACAAAAATATATAGTAAATGCAAAAGGATTTTTTAGGAATATTAATGATGCCGGCCAGTTTATGGACAGAGAAGTATATACCGATACTATGAGAGCAAGATTTTATAATACTCTTCCAAGTACATCTTTTACCGATAATGCCCAATATAATAATTTGAGTAATTTAAGACTTCTTAACCTTGCTAAAGCAGAATCTGATAAATATGAAATAACAAGTGGTGGCAGTATAAATATGAATGGAATAGATGACGCATCTTTGAACTCTCTTGGATTACAAACCTTACTAAATAACAGAGTTAGTTATAATTACATGCAATTTTTTGATGCTGATATTATTGGTAAAGACTTGGGTGGAAACAATCTTGGAACTAAATTAAAGAATACGGTGATAGCAAAAACAGAACCAACTAGCTCAGATGGAGTTTCATCTGCAAGTGTGCCGACTAGTTGGGGCTTGTATTTTCCAGATGGATACTCAACAGCTAGTGTGGGAAGAACAATAACTAATACCACTAGCGTTTCTCATTATAGCAGCTTAAACATTTATACTTCCTCAAGTCTTAATTTTGCAAAATATAGAAATACTGTACAAACAGATCAATTCAATCTAAAAGATATGTATTTTTATCATATGCCAGCACAAATGGCACTGAATGGTTCTGGAAATCAAAGTATAGATTACCAATTTTTTCCAATGACCTCTTCTTTTACAAATGATGGTTTTTGTGATAAGATGATAAGATATATACAAAATCCAGTTAAGGGAGATTGGTTAAAAACTTCAACTGGTAAAAATTTATATGGATTGACCCCCATAAATTCTACATCTGTTCAATTTACACCGCTATCATTAGAATTAGCATTATCTTCTACCAAAATCTTGGATAACGGACTTGGTGCTGTAATATATCCAAATAATGGAGGATATAAAAAATTAAAAACTAATTTAAACAATATTAAAGCATATGGAATATATGCTACAGATGATTCATTTTTTGGTAAAGCTTGGGATCGTCTTCAAATTTCTGATGTTAATCTAGAATCAGACGGTTCAGTACTTGCAAAAATATCATTTGGAGACAGGTTAACAAATTTGGGATGGGGAAAAGAGAACTACGGTAAACTTGAGAATATAGGTAAGCCATTCCGTGGAGATAGACCAGACGGTGGACCAGATCTAATACCAACACAGGGAAACAGCATGGAAAGTTCTAATGTAGTAGGAATTATTGCTGCCAAAGCTACATTTTCACTTACTGCCGGTGGAGCAATAGAGTTAAAGACTAATAATAAATTCGGAATGCTTGCATATAAACAGTCCACTATGGCAAATAGTAGTTTTTCAACTGTGTTCGGTGGTATAGCTGGTCTTTTTATTCAAGATAATAGTGGTCTTTCTAAAACATCTGATAATGTTCAGTGGGGAGGAAGTCTTGGGGATGAAAAAGTACAAGATTTAGGAACAACTGCACTCTGGTGTGCCGTATATGATCACTGTCCAAATACCATATATGATGGAAGATATTTTGCACCACTTCAATTTAATCCTTCTGGCGCATCTGTAGACTTTGATGAAGTTAATCTTTCTGTTGGTCAAATTGTTGGTTTAGCTAATAAAACTATTCCAACAATTAAAAATAAAATTAGAAGAAACATGTTATTATCAAACGGTGGATTTGCATATGTTAAGAAAGTCATATCGGCTAATCCAGCTTCAATAAATATTAAAAAGGCTGGACGGGGTTACAGTGAAGGGGATAAAGTAGTTTTTAAAATTGGTGGTAAAGAAGCAGTATTTTTGGTATCACAAACTTCTGGTGGTGGTGGCATAGGAGGTTTAATTCCAGATCCAGACCTTGGAGTTGACGCATATGGCGAAACCGCTGATGGAGGAACTAGTAATCCATTTAAATCTGGAGTCATAAACGGAGTTATAACATCAAATAATGTTGATCCCGACCCCGACGCAAAAGCTGTAATAGAATTAAGTTCTGGTAAAGTCATAGAAAAACTATTAGTTGATAAGTTACAGTTTCATGGCTACAAAAAAGTTACCCCGTCTGATGCAAATGGAAAGGGTGATTCTGGAGGATTTGTTTATGGTAATAAAACTACAACTTTTTCATTACCAAAAAATAGTACTGGAAAATACGATTTATTCTTTTTCTTTGTAAGCGATATTGCTAATTATCCAGAAGGAGGAGTCCTTTGGGAAGGTGCTAGCGAACCGCAGGGAAGATATGTCAATCTAGAAATAACAACTATATAATAAAAGTGTATATTACTGTATAACCCACGAAAATAGGGAGAATTCTATGGCTGAAATCAAATTTTATGGTAATTATGTAGCTTCATTGGATGAGAATCTAATAAGGCACGATTTAGGGTCTGGAATAGGATTTTATGGTCTAGACTTTGGAATTTCTGTTCCAATCGGCTCACAGCAAACATCAACTTGGATCACCAACTCTGATGGGACTGTTCCCGGCCCAAGATTGAACAATACAGCCAAAGTAGCCAGTGGTATTGGCAGCAGTAAAGGTACTGTCAGCATTAATGGTACTAATGCTATTGATTTAGATTTACTACCAAATTATTTATGCCCATTAAATATTAGATTCACTCATTCAACCCCAGTAAAAGTTCAAAATGGAAAATTAAGAATATTTGCTAGAAATGATGGAATTAGTAAGCCAGCCAGCGGAGTTACAACTTGGGTTTATGAAGCTAGAAGACCAACATCTTCAACTAATCCAGCGTTAGGGAGTTTAAATCTCAGGGGGGTTTCAGATTTCGTGTGGGCAGAATTCGATCCATTATCGACCCAGACTGAATTGCCCCTTACTCCATCTCCGGGTATGAGTGGATTAAATACAAGTAATCTGGACGCTAATGCAAGTTTAGGATATACTAGTCAAAATGGTATATCTCATAGTTCTTCTAGACATGATTGGTATATTGCTCTCAGTTCAGAGCCAGAGAGTATCGGAAGTAAAACTAATTATGCTTTATATTATACAGTAGAATATCTATGAAAAAAGGGGCGGTTTCCCGCCCCCAGATCATCAGTAATTCCAGCACCTATGTCTGTGTCTTACGACCGGCATAGGTGTTGTTGTATAATAAGGATACCCCCAATAAATTCTTTGATCAATAATTGGTTGAGGATAAACTACTATTGGCACAGGAACCGTAACGATTAACTGCGGTGCTTGGTACACCATAGTTTGGACAACCACCGGTTGCTGAACAATAGGAACCGGTTGTGGTACAATGTAAACTGGATAATTAGCAAATCCCTCATTTGATATCCCTATCAGCATAAATAGTATTGCTAAACATCTCATTCTGCCTTCTCCGTCTTTGGATTCCACTTGACCCAACCGTTATCGGAAAGCCAGTTACCTTCATTGTCCTTACGCTTTGGAAATAGACCGCCACCCTTCTTGTGGACACCGAATGATAGTCTAGCACCACACTTCATACAGCGAAGTTCGTAGTACTGGTTATCATCAACGGTACGAACCACAAATCTGATATCATCAGATCCACACTTACCACATGTGGTTTCCTCAAATACCTCTTGAAATCTACTTAGTTCATTAAATAGATCCTTCTGTGATTCGCCCTCTATTTCTGCCTGTAGTCTGCCATTCTTTGTTGTATATAGAATCTTCATTTACGCCACTCCTGTTTATAGCCTATAATATCTTGTGGAATTGAACTCTTATCACGCTGGTAATCGTTTAGTGAATCAATGATTTCACTAGCGATCTTCTTAGAAACTTTCTTTCCGCTATCAACACTAAAACGTGCAAATAGCTTCTCTCCATCAATATTGAGTTGCTTACACTTTACATCAATAAAGTTGTATTGTGCATCACTCATTCTACTCTGATCGTCATACTCGCCCTCGCTAGCATTCTTAGTATTAGAAATATCCCTGACGATCTTTGCTGTATCCTTCTTAGTTAGTTCTTCGGCAGCAACACCCTTAATCTTTAGTGCCTTACGCAAAGCCCTTGCTTCTGCTCTGGTGCTAGCAATAGCAACCGCAAAAGCACAGAACATGTCATCAGTGTTGCCTTCCCAAGAGTCTGCAACTTCCGCATACCTCATACCATTAGCAAATTCTACGCTAAATATGACGGTCGCTCTACCATGATGATCTTCTCTTTGAACTGGAAAGACCTGTGTTGGGCCACTAAACATAATTGGACCCAGCACAAGCTCTGCTACACGCCTTAAACCGGCAACTAGAGGATGACCATCAACCATCTCTGACTCAGTGAATAGAGTCATAGCGTAGTCATGCCACTCTGGGGAAAGCATGGATGGAACATCTGACACTACAACGTCCTTAACTGATGTATTTGTATTACTAGGTGAAGATAATACCACTTCTTCAAAAATACTTTCAATATTACTCATATTTCAATCTCTATATACCTTTCTGATTTTGGAGGGAACGACTCCTTTATTCTACTCAAACATTTTAAAATGTCAAGTCTCAACTTCTCCTTATCGGCTAAACAAACCGAGTCAGATAAGTTTTTTATTCTCAAAATAACCATCCCTTTGCTTAAGATAAGACCACTCTTTTGCGTATCGGCCTTAATTTGCTTCTGGAGCTTTTCTTCTCCCCATATCGGAAGAAAGTGGGATGGGCCGTCTACCTCTATTATAGTCTTGATGGAGGGTACGTACATATCAAGTTCCATGTCGTGATTTTGGATAAGGTGCTTTTTGTGATATTCAACACTATATCCTGCCCTAGTTATTTCTTCGTATAAAAATTTCTCTAATTTAGATCCTTCTTTGCCAGCAATTTGAATACTCTTAATAGCAGCAGTCATCATTTTATCCTTTTCTACGTCGGATAATTCTTCCCACCTTTTCTTTGATTGTGCTACGCGAGATTCATATATTTCGTCTGACATATCATCCCAATACTTTTTAAGACCAGAACTAATCTTTAGCTTTTCTTCTTGTGTTCTTATCTTGCCGCTAGTTGGGTGAGTGGCAGTTCCACTCTCTATTGCATTCTTCTGCGCCTCACTTTTAGTCTTTAGATTAACGCCACTCTTGATAAGAATACGTCTTATGCGATTGGGATAAGTATTTAACTCTTCCGCAATCTCATAAGTACTCTTATGCTGTTTGGTATACATCGTTATTATTTGATTTGTATTCATCTTCGCACCTTGCTATTAAGTTGATAATGTCATTAAAATTTTCTGATATTCCTATTGGACATTTACCTGTGATTCTATATATTTCTTTTGAGTCTTTTTCTGATCTAGATATAATTTGCACATTTTGTACAGATGTCACCAATCTCAGAGTATTCTTCTCTTCATTCCATCCATGATAGTAAAAGATATTAATATTATTCACTACCTTTAAGGACGTTGCTAAAGCCTCTAATGATGTGACTATCAAATTTCCATTGAAACTCCATAAGTCTGTTGAATTAAACATTCCGCACAGAGTATGATTTTCATTAAAATCTACATCATCATAAAAGATACTTATATCATGTATTGATTTATTGTTTATATTGTTATTAACTAGAGAGCTTATATAATGTAGTTGTTCTTTATCTGATAATCTAGATATATATATTCCTAAATTCATTGATCCCACGCTCCTGTCATGTTTGAAAAATAATTGTTTCCTAAATAATAATGTCTATCAAATTCAGCGGATTGTAAAAATGGATTCAGCGTTGATCCAATATCTAGGTATGTATTGTCTTCACAGTGTTTAGTTAGTTCATAACACAATATATTACCAAATGGCCCGCAACAGAATAAGAATATCATATCTTTTAAGTTTCTATCGGTAATCATAGACTTACTTTTTTCAATTAGATCCCAATTGCTTTGCCAAGCATTGTTCTCTACCGGAAAAACTATTTTAGGTCTAAATGGTAGACGTTCTATTTTAGCGTTCTTATTACAAAATAAAACAACGGGTCTTTCCTTGTAGTGGGGCAATATGTTATTGATATAATATTTATAATTGCTATTTACCCATATGTCTGCCCATGTCAAATGACTTTCTTCTTGACCGGACAACTCTTTCATTTGCTGGTGAGTTTCTAAGCCAAAAACGTTAACGCACGTAACTCCTACAAAATATCTAGAATTTTTATATTGAAAAGCATTTATTAGTTCTTGTCTCTTCAATTGATCTTGCTCATTATTAGGATCAAACCAAAACTCTTTATTGTTTATTGGTTGATTGCACATGACAGACCATTCTCCATCACAAAACTTCGAAAAGCTTATATTATCCTTAGACTTTAGTGCAGACTCTAAAACCTTGATATCTTCTCTATAATCTTTATTCGGTGGCGTTGTGAATTTCATTTTGTTCCTTTTCTGATTCTTCTTCAGCTATTGTATATCCCATTTGTCTCACAAAGTTCCAATATCTATTCATACCAATATTTGCGTGATAATCCATAGATATTGCTACTGGCTCTTCACCGTATTTTAATGCTGTCTCTGGCATAGATCCCCACATGTCCATATCACCTTTTGGGTGCGGTGGAACATATGTATTTAATCCAAAATGCCTTTTTACAGCGAATGATAGATGCGTATCCTCTCCGTATCTCATTGGATTTATATCCGGCATTTCTGCCCAGAAAGCTCTCAACCAATTTTTTTCAAAGAACCAAGAATGACAACCCATGTCTACTCTTACGGTTTCTTCATTAGGATTACACCATCCAACGGCTGTATAGCTTTTTGGTGCTGGGTATGTCAGGTCATAACCTTTGTGTGCTATTACTCCCCTAGTACTCAATATACCATTATGAGTTTCCAATGTTTTTAAACAGTTTTCTAGCCACTTTTTACCCGGAATGGTATCATCATCAATTACACACACGTATTTAGTTCTTGCATTTAAAGCTACGGCAAATCTTCCCCAGCTACCATAATCAGTGTTTGATATTATTGTATTGCACTGGTTTAATATATCTCTGTCAAATTGTACATTATCAACAACATTGACCCACATCATTATATCTATATCACTCACTGTTTGAGATTTGATGGCTTCAAACTGTTGCTTTAAAACGTGCGGCCTTTTGAATCCGCTAAGAACTATAGTAATTAGATTACTCATTTAATTTCTCCAATAATTTTAGTAAGTTCTGATGCTTTGTCATCAATATGTAAACTATTTAATAGTGTTTTTAGTCTGTGTAAACAAGTGTGCTTGTTTTTTACTGATGATAATAATTTTTGCCCCTTGAATATATCGTCTATTTTATCTAGATCCTTGGTGTCTTTTGTGTCAAATGTGACCTTAGTTCCACTATATATAGAATTAAAAGCTAATTGTGAACCTATATATGATCTACCCTTAAACACAATCTCTTTGTAGTTACGGAATAAAGTGTTCAAAACATGAACAGGCAAAATAAAATCTACTTTATCAGCTAACTTATGATTCCATGAAGAGTAATGATAAGTTCCATCTAATTCCACTATATCCTCTTCTTTTTCTACAAAAATCAATTTTTCTATAGAATATTCAGCATTTCCAGAATTCAAAAATATATCTGCTGATTCTAGTATTTTAATATATGAGCCATTCTTTAGCTCAAGATTGCTATTTCCAAAAAATTTAGCATTTATTTTTTTGTCACTTAATGAGGCGGCAAAATCTTCTAATGATGTAGTATCTATATTATTGATATTTATTAATAGTGATATATTTTTATTGGATAACATATAGTGTATCATATCTTTTGAAACACCGCTTATGTGAGTTATTAAAATATCCGGCTTGAAAAGATCAAATTCGTCATATATGCTGCTTCTACTATCGAAAATCTTAGACTCGATATTTATCTTAGAGAGGGCAGCATTGATATAAAACGGCTCAGTATTCCAAGGTGTGCTGTAATCAGATATTAAAAATTTCATGATTATCCTTTATAGTGTGATAAGTTTTGATGTTATTTATTTTATAGATCGGAAATTTGTTTTCGATGCAAGAAATGGAGTAATCATTTTTGATAATGTCGTTTATAGCTTCAAAGATAAACTTTTTCTTACTATCTTGATGATTCAAAAATTTTCGTAATGTGTCTATTACCTCTGCACCGTTTAAATATAATAGCTCTGACCAAGTTTTATATGCACCAAAAGAAAAATGCTCTGCTATATTTTGAGAGTTTACATTTATGCCAATCTCTAGGTTTTCGCATGGGTTTCGTTCAACAACGGCACATATTTTATTAGTATCTATTAGCGATAAAGCTTTTTTGTTTATTAATAGACTCCCATCCACGACAAGAATTTTCTCATTAAAAGTATTATTAATTGCTATTCTGAAGCCCTCACATGAATTGCAAGATCCAAATACTTGATTTTCAACTATTCTTATATTAAGATTTTTATACTTTGAGCGTATATACTTTGATATCTTTTCACCATCAAACCCAATGCAAACTATTATTTCGCTATTTGGGAAACATTTTTTAATGCATTCTATTTGTATATCTATTAACACTTTCTTATTTATTTGAATCAATGATACTGGACCATAAGATTTCATTCTATATCCCGGCAGATCACATAGCATTATTATTGTAACAAAATCATGTATTTTTTCTTCGGCCTGTTTTTTGATTATTGTTCGTTTTTTCTTTATTATTCTTACCATTTAGAACTCAATATATAAGTTGTTATTTTTTATTTGTTGTTCTACTTCTGGGTATTTATTTTCGAAATCTAAATACAATTCTGGATATAGTATTTTAAAAGCTAATGTTGATATAGCTGTTTTCGATCCACTCTTAAATATTAGACCTCTCCCAAGATCCTCATTTATAATAGTATCAATATCTAGTATAAATTTTTCTATTCCTATGTAATTAGTTTCATCTACTATGGTATGAAATGCACTAGCAGACTTGAGTAATGTCAAGTATATGTATTCGGCCTTATTAATGTACATAGAGACAAATATGTTATGATCAGTATAAACTAGATTTTTGATTTTCTCTTTTTTGTCATCAGAAATTTGATATGAATGAAACAACTTTAGTATGTATTTTTTATTGATTGTTGATAAAAGTGATTGAATATATTCCATCATTTCATCATCTATATTATCGCAATTAATTAAAATATCACAGGTTATTGAAGATTCAAGCCTTGCTTTGCTTAAATCCTTTTGTCCATTATTCCAATCCTTAGTTTTGTATAGGTTACATATTCTATTTATTACAAAAAACTCTTTTTCGTTATCATAGGCTTCTATAATATCCTTTTTGAATTTTTCTATCCGATTAGCTTCACATGCAACCTGAGTGTTATCTTCGTATATGGCAAAGATACATTCTTTACAGCTAGTTTGGCTAATTGTGCCTGACGGCATGTAATTCATATGTCGATCCTTTCAAAAACATTTTTTCAGTTTTGATGCCTAATGCATCTAATCTATCAGATAGATTTTTGCAGTCATAAATAGCTTTTCTGTTATATACGACCTCATTGAATACATCGCAGTCAAGAACCTTATTTATCATATCCATGCATAGACAATTTGCATCAACCCCAGTAATTAAGAGATTACCATTCATTCTAAGTAATTGTCTTATCTTTCCAAGAAAATTATTGATGTTATTGTGTGGTACTTGCTCTATGGTATTTATCATCACGATAGAACTGATAGAATTATCTGGTACATCTAAATTGATCATACCATTTTCTATCATAACTGGATTATAACCATCTACGCAGTCAGATATATCGTTTAATATCTGTATCTTCATTTTGTTGATTCCTCATAGGCTTCATCGAACAACTTATTCCAATTATTTACAAACTGTGTTTCTGAAAAATTATCTTCTATAGTTTTTCTAGCATTAGCACCGATTTTTTCTCTTAGGCTTTTATCATTTAATAGTAATTCTAGATATGACCTTAACTCACCCTCGTTATTTGAGATAAAGCCATTTTCTCCATTCTTGATTATCTTTGGTATCATGCACGTTGCCGTGGAAACAACAGCACACCCACAGGACATAGCCTCTAGCAAAGACATGGGTATTGGACTAAGAGTTGAACTATTAAAATATACAGCGCACTGATTATATGAATCGACCAAATCATTTATACTTTTAGCAGCTTCTGAAAGCCCTTCTGTATCTCCTATTAGTTTTGTATTTAGTCCACTTGTTATTCTTTTCCACCCGGAGAAATTCAAACAATAATCTCTTTTAACAAAGTCATTAGCAACTGTTAAAATTGTATTATTTTTTTCAATGTCTTTGACACTAAAGGTGCTGGTATCTAATCCATGATGAATAACTTTTCCATCTAACTCCCAAGCAGATCTAGAAAAATCCGATATAAAAACATTTATGTCGCCATTCATACTCCGCATTTCTTCAATTTGCTTTTGTGCCATTGAATTAGGGGTTGGTAAGGTGTGTTCTAAACATATGATTGGCAATCCAAGCTGCCTATTTATATTTTGAGCCATTTGAAACTGTCCAAATTTGCTCTGAACAAGAATCATATCAAAATTTAAATAATCACACAATTGATTTTCTGGTAGAATATGATAATTTGCTGGAATATCTGTTTGATTTGAATTCCACTTTTTCATGTTTGAAATATTCAACGCATAAAACTCATGATTTGTTTTACATAGCCCTGTCTCATACCTTTCGTGAGTAGGAAAAGTAAGAATATTATACTTATCCTTTTTTGGACTATTTGCTAGACTAATAATTCTATTTGTTGTATTATTCAGCATTTAGTATTTCCTTTATAATATTTCCCACATTTTCATAAGAAAACTTTTCTGCACACTCTAGCCCTTTTGTTTTATCTATATTACCCCTATTGTCATAATAGAATCTCATGGCAGATTTTATCTCTTGCTCATCTGGAGTAAACCACAATTCCCTACCGGTAAAAATATTGGGAAAAGCAGAATCAGAATGTTCACAAACAGACTGTACCCCATTTATTAGTGTTCCATGATTTCTATCTAAGATATATTCTTTTGGTCCACCCTCATTGCTACATATTGGAGTATTGCCAAAGCACATAGCATCAAATGAAGGAATAGACCACCCTTCACCGTGAGTTGTGTTGACCATACAATCACAAGATTTATGTAATATATCTATCTCTTCTGAAGTCATTTCGTCTGATATTATGATTTCTTCATGATAATCTTCAATCTTAGGATAGATTCTTAGAGTCTTTTTAATTGAATCACACATACTTTTTACATGATTTTTTAAATCTGTTGAATTTACTCCAAATTTCTTAATCTTAAGAACCAACGAAACCGGCTCATATGCATGAAATTCGCTATGAAAAGATTTGATAACTGATTCTATATTTTTTCTTTCATTTATATCTGCAATATAATAAAATTTGAAGCTGCTATTTTTAGCTCCAAAATTAACTCTCGTCTTTATGTCTTTTTTGTATCTACTAATATCAAATGCGTGTGGAACGTATTTTACATTACTAAAGCCATCTTTTTTCATATTATGCAATTGAGTATTATTTGGAACCCATATTTCATCAACAAGACTCAGGCTTGTTTTCCAAGGATTGTATTTTAAAGTATTAGACTCACCAACATAGTAGGCAATATTCTTTTTGAACTTAGAAGTTCCAACTATATGGTGTGGTAATAGGTGCTGGATGCAAAAATCAATATTGTCTAAAGACTTTTTTTCTAGCTCTGTTATCTTATCTGGTATACTAAATGGTTTTGGTGTTAGTTTTACATTCCTACAAACTACATCTATACCAGCTGAATCTATAGCATGTATTAAATCTATAGCTGCTTTTGACCAGCCGCTACTTTCTTTATAATGTCCTATATATAATAATTTCATGTCATCCCTCTAGCTTTCAGCATTTCGATTCTTTTGTTTTCCCAAAAATTTCTTCTTTGGCATAAATAAGCCATTTGATCATAAGCGGTATTAAAATCAAATGCATTTCTGCTATTTTTTCCATCAAACATAGATGAATTTTCATTAAAATACATTCCACCAGTTGTGGATGTAGAACTTTGATATGTCAAATCTCTTATCATCCTTGATTCAAAGTATGAATTTAATCTTTCTGGTTCTCCTAGCACTTCCGCAATGAGCCATCTAGCAATATCTTTATGCGGTATGTTATTAGGTAATTTTTCTGGCTTTGGTTTTGGGGTAGATATCCTTGGTTGATTTTTCCAATTATCAAAATCTTCTGATATTTCTATACTATCAAAGAAACTTTCCCAAGCACTTCCGCTCTTATCCCACTGATAATGCTTTAGAAACGCTTGTCTGGTATCAAAACCTAGTCTTCTTCTTATACTGACAGGCTGTTCGAAAAACTCTTTAAACTTTTGAGCGGCTAATATATTGTCTGGAACCGCTCTAAAACATCCAGTTTCAAGTTCTTTGTATAAAGCTTTTGGAGTAAGTGGAGTTCCACCAAGATTTCTGACTACACTTTCCATAGCAGAATAATCTGTGGCCATTACTGGTACTCCACATGCGGCGGCTTCTACTTGTGGTAATCCAAAACCCTCACAATTAGCATACTGAACATATAGATCAAACAAGTTTATGATCTTAGAAAGTTCTTCATATTCTACGCCGTGCTTTACGTTAGACAAAGATGAACCAAATTGACCAGTATATGGAGATTGTGTAATAGCACCCTTAAATAAAGATGGGAAAGGTTTTCCAGTTTGTCCACATATATATGTAAAATATACTTTAGATGATAGCTGGTATTGCTGTAATAACTCTGGAATGTCCCAACCTAAGTCGGGGTAACTTGTATGACAATATAAATAATAATTACTGCTATCTTCTACGCTGTCTAATAAAAGTCTAAATGCTTGAAATAAATCTGGATATAATTTTCTTCGCTGGTTTCTCATCACTGTTCCAATAATTTTAGCATCTGGATTAATTCCCATTGATGCTCTAAGTCCAGCCTTATCTTCTATTGGTTGATAAGCACTGTGTGCAGACGGAGGAGAAATGCCAATATAGTTTATCTTACCGCCAGACTGTTGTTTCAATACCTCGCCAGCCCACTCAGAATATGTTAAACAGGCATCAGCGGATTCATATGTTGATACCCACTGCCTAGCCTGCGGTCTAGCATCTACTGTGGGCATAATGCACCATTTAAAATTTCTTCTAAAGGGCGACCGTTCAGCAAAATCAAGCATCCAAAAATCTCGTATATCGCATACAACGTCTGGTAAAAAGTCTAAACATACATGCTCAAACATTGTTTCTCCAAACTGAGCCATTGGATTTTGTGCGTATTGATCTTTTTCTTCTTGTGAGCAGGAATTGTCTGGAACAACTCCATAAAATTTCCAAGGTATATTTGATGCTCTTGGGTCGCTTCTTTCGCCATATGAAGCCATTTCCGCAATATCATACTTGCCAGTGCTGTATAAATAATTGAGTATTTCTCTTGTGTAAGTAGCATAACCAGTATTTAAAAATGTTGCTTCACTGCAAAATAATATTCTGGGTTTTCTCATATAAAAAATCCTATTTCTTTATCTGTTCCGGGTGAATTTTTTCTGTAAGTTTCATATCTTGAGAAGGCTATGAGCCGGTTTTTATATACGCAGCACCACCTATTATTCATTGGAGTTTCTTGTCCTATACCTATAATTTTATCATTATCAATATAGTCATTTGATATAACCTCATCTACTGAAAGGAAGTTTTTAATATTTTTATACATATCTCTAGTAGTAAAATAGAAGGCGTCATTTGATGAGGTCGGATTCATTATGTCTAATATGCAATTTTTAATGATTGGGTGATCTGATTCACAATATAAAAGAGCTTGAAATGTAGTATTCTGGCAAGCACCAGAATTAATGCTGAAAAATTCTATGTTATCAGAAATATAACTTGATATTGGGGCAATATGTTCAATGTCTATATCGCAATAATAACCACCATACTTTAGTAGATAACAATATCTAAAAAAATCACCTCTTGTGCATCCAAGATTTAGGCTATTAAAAAAGTCTACATACGATGAATCGTATTCTTTTGATAAGAATGAAACAATATCATTATCTGTAAAAAAGAGTAAATTTTTATCTGAATTCAATCTTTTGATGTTATTGAATACATAGTTAGGAATATTATCATTTCTATATGTTAGTATGATATTATTTGGTATCATTCAGTCCTCAATGTCGCCATGGCAAAAATCAAATTCATTTACCCTAAATATTATTTCAGAACTATCCTTATCTGGATGTTTGGCAGAAGCACTAACCACTAATTTGGTTCCTTTTGTTGCATATTTTTCTATGGTTTCTGCACCAGTATGCCAAGCTTCACAATTTATATAAGTTGGAATTCTATTTTTTTCCCCGCTTTTAGTTTTGCGGTAAGTATAGACTACCATAGTAAATTCTGCTAAAACTACATCATTCACAACAGAAACGTTGGGATTTTCTACTAAATATCCCGTAAAAGAACATATATTCATTCAAATCTCCTATCTTAATATATTAGCAACGACTGATCAAAAAAACAACCGTTAAATTTCATGAATCTTATCTACTATAAATGATGTATCTTTATCACTTACTGACCCACAGAAAATTAAGTTGTTTCCTTCATATAGAATATATTTATACTTTTCACGGGTCTTTGGAAATACTATAACACTGTCTAATATGCACGTATCATCCTCTATAGTCAAAAATGACATGACCTGACCCTTAGATTCGCCTTTATTGATGGTATAATCTGATAGTCTTTGAATGTTGGCAACTACGCACATATCCTTACCCTTCTTGCCATTGATTATTTCTTTGCAAGTTGTGTTAGCAGCAGAAGTGTCAGAAGTCTCAACCTTCGTCATTGTAACTGGACATCCTAGAAATTTGACCTCTTGATCTATAATCCAAGTTGGATCGTCTTCTAGATCATACGGTGGACTTACTAATAGTTGTATTTCATTTTCTATAGCCTGCTTCCTGTCAGCTTTGCTAGTTCCACCACCATCTTTTTTAGTCGGTGCTAAATCTCTCAAGCAATCCACAAAGGAACTCCACTTTTTATCACTATAATGATTTAATATCCAAGTCTGTTCTGCTTTGGTGAGAGTTCTATAAATTTCATAATCATAGAGAGCTTTGTTTCTAGTAACACTGCTCTTGAAATTTCTAAAGAATCCTATTGAGGCTAAAGCCTTGAATGCAGTAGAGCTAATATTTGATCCTATAAAAAGCAAGATTTCAAGCCAAGTAAATTCCTTTACTGGTTTACTCAAAGTCTTTTCAGCTTCATTTATAGTTTCTATTAACTTATCTCCGGTCGCACCCGTTAGTGACTTTACATCCTTAATACCAAAGTATATCTTACCACGCTTAATATTGAACTTTCTTTCAAAGTTGGTTAAGCTTGGAGTTCTTGTCTCAATATCAAATAGTTTTGCCTCAGATATCAATTCATAAACTTCTTGATGAGGGTCTTGCTTTTCATTCGCGTAGAACAGGTAAGACAAAAAGAATTCCTTGGTGTTATGAGCCTTAAAGTATGCACTCCAATAAGAACATACAGCATATGAAACACTGTGGGATTTATTAAATGCGTATCTTGATGATTTCTCAATCCATCCGAAAATTTCTTCTGCGTTCTCCTTACTTACAATTCCAACACGCTCTGCCCCCGCTATGAATGATTTTTTGACTTCATTCATGAGGTCAGCCTTTTTCTTTCCAATGGCCTTACGAAGAACGTCTGCCTCTTGTAAATTGAAACCAGCGATTTTCTCTGCTATACGCATAGACTGCTCTTGATATACAAGAACTCCATATGTTGGCTTTAGAATCTCTTCAAGTGCTGGATGAAGATATGTTACTTCTTCTCTACCGTGCTTACGGTCTACATAATGCTGGGTCATGCTTTTCCCATCAACAATTGCTTTCAAAGTTCCCGGCCTAATGATAGCAATTAGTGCTGATAGTTCTTCAATATTATTTGGTGCAACTTTTTTAGACCATGATTTTCCAAGGTTACTTTCTAATTGAAAGATTCCCTTAGTCTTGCCTTCTGCGAACAGTTGCCAAGTTGTTTTATCATTATAGTCTAAATTATTTAACATACAAATTTCCGTCAGCAAAAGCCTTATCAAAGTTCATGTTTTGGTATACCGCACGATGAGTTTTCATAAGCTTAATAAATATATTTGCTTCATCTTTAACGTCCTGTAGAGCATCGTGAGCATTGTCAAAACTTAAGCCCATTCTCTCACGCAAAGAATCCATGCTTATAGATCTAACACTGGGATCGCTTTCAGTCCAAGCAAATACACTATCCATGATATCTATCTTATAGACTCTACTGAATAGTTTTTGCTGCTCTCTCTCTTTGTCCCAAGGTCCAAAATCTCTACATAGTCTGTTTATTATGTGCATATCGAAGCCAATTATATTAAAACCAACAGGGATAGGATTAAAAAATGGTTCACCCTTCCAGTTGTATTGATCAACAAATTTTGTAAATTTATTCCATACGGACTTTAAGGATGGTGCTAATTCTAATTGCTCCCTTGTCTTCTTTGTTATCTTTAGAGCTTCATCTTGTATGGGGTCAAATCCAGCCGCTATAGCTTTTTCATCATCAAAAATAGGCTTAATTTCACTGTTGAATTGCCCCTTCATCTGCAATGTTCTTCCATCTAAGGCAATAGCGGCGATTTGTGTTGGTTGAGTACGATGTGGATTGCGTGATCCTGTTTCAAAATCAAATATAATATAGTCTCTATTAGCCATTAGATACTCCTGTTAGTTCTTCAATCTTCATAATTTTATCTAGCAAATTGATTCCTAGAACGTCAAACTTTACGTGGCCCAGTGCCTCTAAGTCTGCCATTTCAAGTCCAGCCACCTTTTCTGACGAGCCTTTTTGTTTTACCATTGGGCATACCTTTTGAAGTGGCTCTGCTGAAATTACCACACCGGCAGCGTGTTTGCCTTGAGTTTTAAATGTTCCCTCTATCTGAATAGCTTGTTCAAAATATTCAGCATACTCTCCCTCAAGTTTTCCATCTTCTGATATTCTACAGAAATCTCTTAGATCCTCAGAGTTATTAATCAAAGCCCACTTAATAATAGATCGATCTTCATCATCCATTTCTGCTAATTGATCTGAGATTCTTGCTTCGTCTGGTATACAGTTACTTATAGCATTCATTTCAGAGAATGAGCAAGCCTCATTAACACGTAAAACTTCCTTAATAGCACTCTTTCCTTGAAGTCTTCCAAACGTTAACATTTGGCTAACTCGACTATTCCCATACTTATCTTTTAGATATGCAATAATTTCATCACGCTTAGTACCGGGAACGTCTATATCAATATCTGGTAGAGATATATGATCAGCACTGTTTCTTCCAGCGTTATAAAATCGTGCAAATAGAAGGTCAAACTCTATTGGGTCAATCTTCGTTATGCCAATTAAATATGAGATTAAACATCCTGCGGCAGATCCTCTACCGGGACCAGATAGCCAACCCATATCATTAACGTGCTTTATAATATCACGAACAATAAGAAAATATCCGAATAGATTAGCATCTTTAATAACATCAAACTCTTCCTTGAATCTACTCAAATACTTCTGCTTATCTTCTTCGTTTGATACCTTGTTTTGATCTATTAATATTTTCTTCCAGCCAATACGACATAGTTCCTTGAGATAATCTTCTTCTGATGCCCCTTTTGGACATTCAAATTTAGGCAACATTGGCTTGCTGAGAATATCGTAGTCTTCACACTGGTCATAAATCTCTTTTAGTTTAGATGAGTCTAAGCCCTTAGATTCGTCTTTGTCTTTAACGTAGAAAGAGTCTTGCATAAAATATACCAATTTATCCATATGCTCTTGGGGATATTTTGAGTCTACATTTATACCACCGCTGTTGTCTGGCCTAATGCATTTCTTTATTTTTGGTAGCGTAGTCTTCATATCAGAACATAATAATATTCTGTGAAGTTTGGCATCTTCCCTATTTGTATAATAACTAATAGGCATTGATTCAGTAGGAGCATTATAGACACTAATCAAATTTTTACTGATATTTGTGTTGTCATATTGCTCTGGTAATTTACCATTTTCATCTAGTGATGAAACCATCTCAATTAACTCGTACCACCCATCTTTATTCTTAGCAAAAAGTGTAGCAAAATCAAATGAGCATCCAATGATGGGCTTTATACCCTGTTTTTTGCAGGCTTTATAAAAAGCAACTGCACCAGATAATGTTTTATAATCACAAATACCACATGCTGGATATCCATTATACTTACATTTTTTAGCCAATTCTTCTGGCTTTGAATAACCTTTGAGCAAACTGTAATGGGTATAATTCTTCAACGGGAACCAGTTCATATATTTCCTTATTCAAAATCAAGAGATCAACAACTTATTATACCGCCTTGGGGGCCATAAGTCAATATGACCCCCATTCAAAATTTAATTACCAACTCTTACACGCCCAATATCGACTTTTCCACTTTGGACCCGGATTATCACAATTGTGTCTAGCTCTGAAACTCTTACGTCTTTCTGGAATGTTTTTCTTAATTGTCATATTTGGATCGCCAAATCTAACAATAACAACATTTCCACTCTCATTTTTGACGTATACTGCAAACTTTTTAGGACCATTAGAAGTTCTAAATGGTTTATTAAGAGTAACTTTTCTTCCTTGGTACTCGCTGCCTTCACCCATATACATTAAGACTCTGCCATCTTTTTCGTAATAGCCTTTGCGTCTGTATGTATAAACTTCTCCAGTTTTTGTATCTTGATATTCATATGAACCTTCTGTTTCTTCTTCATCGTCGCCGGTATATTCATCTTCGTATTTCCCCGGTTCATAGTATTTAACGAAATCATATACATTTTGTATATAGATTTCTGCTTTGGAAATCATATCCTTAGTCCAATCTTGGAATTCTACTGACAACTGCATAACTTTTAATTTTGTGACTATTTCCATAAGCTGATCGTGCATTTTTTGTATTTGCTCAAGAGCCATTTCATCACCACCATCAGATTGAGCTTTTTTCCAAGCTTCTGGATCTGGACGATCTTTGTCGCCCCTTTTTGCTGGCTTGTAGTTTTTACCTTCACGTTCTTTTTTCTTACGTATATTTTCCCATAAGCCGGGTTTTTCTGCTGCAATATCATACTCTTCTACTTCTTCGCCAAAGTCTTCATACTCTGCTTGAGTTGGGATATAAAAATTTTCTTCTGTGATTTCTTCTTCGTATCCATAATTTTCCATTTGCAATTTAAAATCAGCCGCTTCTACGCACCCACAATCTGCGGTAGCTTGACCAATACAAATTGCCACTCTTTGAGAATTATCTGGATATTCTTTTTTCATAACTTCGCTACCCATGCATCGTGCTACGAACTTATCTTTGTCTTCATCTTTATTTCTTTTAGGAAGTGGCATAATTGTCTCCAAGTATTAGTTTTTTAGCGTCGTTAAAAATGTTATCTAAGCTTTCTCTGGGTATTCTATTTCTAAAATAGTTGTAAGCACCCAACACCATTATGTCATTTGGATCTTTAGTTATTTCTAGCCATCCAACGAAATAATTCCAAACCCTGTCCTCTAAGACTAGTCTATATTTAACACCTTCTGGTCTACCAAATCTATGTAACCATCCTAGTTGTGGTAAGCATATTGCCCGTCCACCATTTCTTCTAAATTTTTCGTGTATATATCCTTCTTCTCCACCAAATCCTTTGAAGTGCTTATTAAAGCCTAGCCAGTTTTTTGTCTCGCATGAAAAAAGTCCAAGCCCCATCATTGGTATATCAAAAGGTTCTCCCTTTTCGTAAGCTTCTGTATTTGTCCCCCATGTTCCAAACATATCTCCACGCCAAGCGGGATCAAATTGAGTTGAATAACTAACTTGATCGTCATATATCATTGGTCCTTGTATTATATCTTTGCAGTCTGGATTACTTTCATAGTATTTTAATAGCGATTCTATTGCACCGGGCTTGATTAAAACGTGGCAGTCAATAGATATTGCATATTTACCAGACGAGTTAGAAAATATTTCATTTCTTACTGCTGTACTAGCCTTTTCTTCATATGGTATATATTTTACGTGATTTCTAAGCCACCCAGATACGTCTTTAACAGCCTGCCCGTGCTTTCCTGTTGGATTATTGTCTATAATTATTATCTCATAGTCAATATTTTTTAGTATCTCTTGGTACATTACTAACGATTGAGTGGTAAAATACACTCCATCAAAATCGTCATATGTAGCCATTCCTATTGTAAGTAATTTACTCATATTTCCTTTTCTCAACCGGGAGCAGAATAGAATCCAATATCAAATCCTGACCTTGTACAATCCTTTATGGTTTGTTCCATACCATTAGTTTTTATGCTATTCTCTATATATATACACATGTTCTGGTCGGTTTCGGGCCACTTGTTTTTGCAATAATGGCACAATTTAGTGCATTTCCAGTTCTCTCTATTGGGCGAAATTGGCTGTGGTTTTTCATTCTTTTTGATGTCTAGAAACCTTTCCTTTAGCATCTCCAAGAACCTTTTTTCATCAGCTTTATCAAAACACATCGAAAATGGACCACCATCCTTAATAAAAAAGATACTCATTATTGACTGCTTGTACTGGGGGAAGAGCTTAGAAATTGCATAATTATATAGCAATAACTGAGGATCTGAACATAGCTTACCATATGTCTTTTCCTCGCCGGTTGCCCAATCTAGCCTACGACCTGTCTTCCAATCTATTACTTCAATAATACCTTCTTCTGTTTCTGTTACTAAGTCAATAGTACCCTTAATAGCAAGCTGCCCTTTTATCTTTTGACCATTTACTTCATACTCATAGAAAGCCCAATCTTCATCGATTGGTATATCAAAGTGAGGCTCTGCCGCCACTATTTTCCTTAGTCTTGGATCAAACTGACCATTGTTATATCTAACAGCGTCAAAACACATTTTTAAACAATCTTCTCTATCTTTTTTGGTAAATTTATTATGAGAAGATCTATTAGAATAATAATCAAAACTAAGATTTAAAAGTTTATCTATTATCTTATCTGTCAAAAATTCATTTTTATCAATGATAATAGACCCTAAAGCATCATCTTGAAATTGTATTTTTTTGATCTTTAGATTTTGTTGAATTTTTTCTTTGGTTTTAGCTAATATTTCCATAACCTTGTGGACAATAGTACCCATATCTGCACGTTTACCAGACGGTTGATTAAATCCTAAGTTATAAGTAATAAAATAACTCATTTGACAATATTCATATTGGTTATATGAAGAACTTCTAATATAAGTACATAACATTTATTGTTCCTTTGTTATTAATTTGCATAGCTCTATAAATCTCTCTTGACTTAATTCCCACTTCATTTTATTTATATCTTTGTGTAACCACTGGATATTGTCTGTCGTATACCCTAGATCACTGTTTATTCTGTCTAATGATGCGGTTTGTACTGTTGGTTTTTCTCCAAACTTTGGGAATTGTAATTCTAATCCAGACAAAGAACATTTTCTATTTTGCATTTTAAATTGTTGCCATAGATCATCAACAGTAATTTGAAAATTAATCTTTCTTTTTTTCGCTCCATGCTTTAATGAATAAAAATACCTTGCTGGTATAGTGTGATGTTTTCTATTATTTTCTATTGCTATTTGGAATTTTGAACTTTTAGTGTGTTCTCTCTCTGTAATTCCATGTTTTTCTAGAGCCTTTTTTACTATAGCTTTTCTTTGAAATCCTGCAAGTATAGCTACGTCTTTTAGACTTAAATTTTGTTTGATATAATACTCTTCAAGGAATTCTTTGGTCAATATTTTAGAACTATCTTTTAAGTTAGATCTATACAGGCCATATTTTTTTATATATTGACTTATTGAATTATGAGAATTGATATTGAATTCTTTAGCTATTTGGTTAATGCTCTTTCTTTGTTTAATATAATGCTCTTCAAGAAATTCTTTGGTTAAAAGATCTTTTGGTTTCATATTATGCTCCTTAGTGAAGGACTTTAGTACATAATATGTATACACATAAAATACTAATTTCTCCAAAAGGTATTATTCTTGAGTTCGTCACATAGAACTTCTAGTGTCATATTATGATTATCAATTACTGTATCAAAATTGTGCCAATCAAATCTGTCGCTATCTAATGATGATTCTGATTCAGAATCACTATTGAACATGTTCCTAGTTAATCTTATAACTATTCCGCCATTGTCCTTGATAGCCTTGACTTCGTTTGGGAATCTAACATCTGGAACAATAGCCAACTGAGAATCTTCATTTAGTATTTTGTTTATTGTTGCGTGTACCCAAGCATCTGACTTAACCCGTCTTATTATTTTAGTTCCAAAGTATTCTAAAAACTCTCTATGAGTCATATTTCCAGTTTTATTTGTTGGGGTTGGCATTTCTTCCCATAGAAATGGGGTATGTTCATTCTTTTGATCGTCAGTGCCATATACATTCTTAGAATTGAGTCCAAATAAATTAACTGACATGTCTTTCAAGTAATCTGCGAAATGGTACACCTTGACATAAGGCCACAATTCTTTTTCTGCATACTCAATAAAAATTGAGTCTTTTCTAGTAACATCAAATATTCCATATCCACTTGTTCCAGTTATATCCTGAGTATTTATTAGTAGGTTGCCATCGTCGCTGATAGCAAAATCATTAATCATAGACCTTTCTTTCAGCACTTGGCCATTAATATAATTCGCTACTGTGTTTTTACCAGACTGTTTTCTACCAGAAATCCCAATAATTTTAACCATTTATTGTTCCCCTAACCTGTGGTATGATAATATTCTGTATTTGTTCGACTCTCATCTCGCCAACGTCTTTGGTTGGTATTTTGGGGAAAGATAACTTATACATTCTACCCAATTGTCTTTGGAGTTGAACTTTTGCCTCTCGACCCGCTTGATCATTGTCTAGTAAGACTATTATATGAGTGAGGGGCATTTTAGACAGTTTTAATTCTTGTTCTTTGCTAAGATTCCTACCAAAAAGACTCATTGACTGAGTAATACCAGCTTCATATAGTCTCCAAACATCGCCCTGTCCTTCTACTAGAAATAATGATGATGTTTGTTTAACACTTTCTATAGCTCGGTGATAGTTATAAAAGAAATATCTCTTATCAAACCCCTTTGGGTCTAGAAGAAACTTTGGGCTTCTATATTCTTTTATAGACCTTGCTATACAAGCTATTACTTTATCGCCCGTATCATTATGAATGGGGACTACTGATCTTTCGTATAATTTTGATCCACGATCATAACAATCTCCAACATCAAAATGAACTAAAGTTTCTGGTTTGAATCCCCTAGATATAAAATATTGTGACGGTGTTTTTACGCATTCTTCTATTTCAATTGCTGGATAATTATCATCTAGTTTAACTTTAGAGTTTATTGTGTTTACTAGTTTATTAAAGTCATCTTCTTTTATTGGTTCTTTAACAATAGTTTTTTGAGATGAGCTTCTATCTTTTTTGATACCTAGAAAATCACACGCCCATTTTAGAGCATCAGAAAATTCAGCCTCTACTCCAATCTCCTTTGAAAGTGATCCTCTTATAACTCCAAATATATCATTCCTGTATTGTTGCTGACAATCTCTAGTCCAGCATTTCCATATGCCTTTATCTTTAGAGAATGAGAATGCTCTTGGGTTATCGCTGCCTTCGTGGACAGGACAATTACAATAGATGTTATCTCCCAAAACTTCGTATTTCATACCTAGTTTTGAGAATACTTCTTCTGATTGCTCGTTAAGACTATTCTTGATCTTCTGCAAGTCCATTAATTTTTAGCTTATCTAATGTATTCTGATCTACCATACCAGTATCTCCAACTGGTTGATTCTTAAATTCATTACGTGTTTTAAGTTCTCTTAACTTGGCGTGAGATCCCTGCATTACCATGTTGATATAATCACCATCGTCCAAACCTCCACCATGCCTTGAAACAATTGGCACAAGCTTCCTATTGCCAGCATTTGGCCCATCTTCTGCTAGTTCTTCTGGAGATTTGATTTTGAATATACTGAATGATGTACATAGCCAAATCAATCTGTCCGATCCAGAAACAGCGTCTGTGCTTTCTTTTGTTATGCCGTCACGGTTCAATTGTACAAAGGACAAGCATGGTATGTCAAGCTTGACGCAAAGATTATGTAGCGATGTAATCTGAAAACCAAGTGCTTGGTACTCTTGTATATTATTAGTAATAGAAGTGGATGACATTAACTTAAGATAATCATATATAATAAGACAGTTATTTGTCTTGCCATTATCACCCATCTTGACTTCTTGCATAACCCAACGTTTAATTAGGTTAAGTATTTGTTCAAATGGTTTTCCAGCAACGCTAACATAACTATAAGGTATAGACTCAATCTTTTCAATTGCTTCCATTACCTTGCGTCGTTTTTCTTCATCTTCTGTAAACTTACCAGTGGCTACTTCATTGATTGGAACTCCACTTATGTTTGCCAATAGTCTATTTAAATGATCTTCCTTACTCATTTCAGTATCTAACATCAATACTGGAACTCCACCAGAAGATACATTTAATGCTACATTATCAGCGAACACGCTTTTCCCAACTTTGGGTCGTGCTGATATTAAATCAACACACTTCCTTCGCAATCCACCGCCAATTGCTTCATCATACTTGTTGAAGCCGGTTGGAATGCCTATAATGTCACATTTATTTTCTTCTAGAAACTGTATATAATCTTTGGCATCCTTGCCAATCTTTTCTGGAAGATCGCCGCTATCATCTTCCCTTAAGAAATCAGTAACTGGATTCTCCAGTATTTGTATAATCTCATTTATAGACTCAGCACCAGTAACACTATCTACATCTTTATGAATTTTTGCAGTAAGACCTTTTATCTTACGTGCAAATTCAAACTTCTTCATCTGTATTGCAAAGCTAAACACATTATCTTTGTTGATTGGGAAGTCCATTAAAGACTTAATATACTTCAACTCTTGATCTGTGTTTATGCTTTCAGAAAGATTCAACTGATCTGCTGCCGACAGTATTGATGGTATATCTACTTTCTGATCGTTGAGAATAACCTTTTCAATGCACTTAAACAATATTTGATTATTCAAATGTCCGAAAGTATCTTGACTCACTACGTCAGATATAGCTACATATCCATCTATACCGTGCTGCAATAGTCCAGCTAAAACGGCTCTTTCTGATCCAATATCAGTTAGTTTAACTTCCATATTATTTGCCGGTGCATCGATTGCAACGGTAGTAATCTCCATGAACAAACTTGGGATCTTCCTTGAATGATTTTCCACAAACGTGGCACTCTACTTCTACTCTTTTATGTGGTTGACGGCGACGGGGTGTTCTCTCAAACTGTGGAGTTTCTACATCCTTAAACTCGCCCGTGTCTTTCCACTCGTTCTTTCTGGCTCTCACGGCTTCTTTTCTCCTAGTATTAGAATTACTATCCTGCTTAAAAACAGTAAAATCTTCATTCACGCTTGCAGGAGGCGTGGAAGATTGTATTTTCTTTATGCTTTCCTTTTTCACTTCTTTTGGAACGCTGGCTACGGTTGGACTATCACCAACTAGTGCTTTTAATAAAGCTTGCTTTTGCTCATCGTTAAGCATATTTATAAAATCGTTCATACTCATGATCGTTTACCTTTCTCAAGTAGTATATCGGCTTTTCTCTTTAGTTCAAATACTTTACCATCTAATGATTGTAGCCTAGCCTCTGCTACTTCTCTCATATTTTCTAGCGATGCAGCATATGAATTACTATTAGCTAATATGTGCTTCTTAGATTCGTGCTTAGTATACTGACCAAACTCTTGACTATTCTTAACAATTAGCTTTTCCATTTGATCATTGCACCAGTTCAATGCCACTTTATTCTTACTTATTTCGTCTTGAATGTAGGTAGCGTAACCATATAAAAGATATGCGGCATCAAATAGTTCTGTTTGTGTTAACTTCCTAAGTTGATCAGAGGACATATCTGCTACAAACAAATATTCTTCTCTAAAAGAAGAGAACTTTGTATTACTCAAATTTATATAGTCATTAATTGATGCTATATATTCTGCTAACTTATCAGATGCCTTTAATTCTTTGTCGCCACTCATCGTCGCTTTCTGAATATTTTAGGGTTATTAGTTCAATTCCATTCAACTCACACCAGTTTATCTTATCATCGTCACGAACTTGACCTTTTATGAAGTCTGCTTTGCTCCTATGAAAGAATGGATTGTACTCATAGTGCTGCTCTCCATGAACCTCAACCCCCAGTTTAATAGAAGGAATATAAAAGTCAAGGTACAGTACAGATTTTCTATGTAAGGCTGTGCTTCCCGGTAACTTTACTTCTTCTAGTATTCTATAACTATTGTAGATTTCTTTTAGTAAGTTTCTAGCCCGAATATGATATTTAGATCGCTTACGCTTGTCATCATTAAAAACATCATATCCAGTTAGATTCCACGCATATTCTTTACCATTTATGCCGGTAACTTTCAATGAAGCTCCTTTATCTTGTTATAAATAAATGATGAAATTGCTAGATTGCCATTCAAGAATTCTGCTACGTTGTTAACGCCTTGAAACTTAAAGAATCTTTCTATTTCGTCTGGAGTCTTGCCTATCTGGTTTTCTTCTAGCACCTTAGAAACAATGGGATTTTCTGGTTCATCTACGGCACACTGTATAGTATACCAAGCACCAGCCGCTTTGATAAGTCTAAACTCACAGGCAATCTGAATTATCTCTTGTACTTCGTCAACTCCAACCCCGTACTTAATCCAACTTTCTGCTGTACTATTTGGCCTACCGCCAGCGGTTGATGTTTTTATTACCCAGTTTGCTATCTGACCAACGTGTACACCAGTATCTTTTGGAACTTGCCACTTTCCGCGATGGGTGATCACCATGTTTGTACCGGCTTGATATTGTAACATGTTTCCACAATCTGCCATCTTTTGTGGTGCATATGGAGATCCGCCAGTATTAGCAATATTATGAGTAATACAAATTAATATAGTCTTATTCTTCATAAGCGTACCACTAATACGCTTGAAAAACATGGAGAGTAATCTTGGCAAAGCATTTCTTACGCCCGTTCTAACTTCTCCCTCTAGCTCACACGCTGGAACCATATTAGATAGTGAGTCTGTAATTATGAGGCAACCGGGATCATTGTTAATATAAAACTCAATAATGTTTAAGAAGTCTTCTGCTGATAGAACTCTCTCATCAGTTGATTCTATAATGATAATATTATCTGGTTCTAGACCTTTAATACCATCAAAGTTTTGCTTAGATAGTCTACCCTCTGTGTTTATATAAATGATTCTTTTGTTGAGCTTTTGACACTTGGCAGCAAAATGTAATGCTGTTGTGGTTTTTCCGCTTTTTGGATCTCCCGTCATTACTACTACAGATCCTTCTCTTAGCCCACCGCCCAAAGCAATATCAAGGGCTGGAGATATTCCTATAACTCCCAGACTATTTATATTTTGAAGAACTTCTGTTCCACTCCTAACAACATCGCCATACTTACTTACTATAGAATTACTAACCGCATCTTCTGAAAACTTACCTGTTATCTTTTTGGTTTTGCTCATAAATTCCTCAGTTGGTTCAACGTTGTCCTTTTTGTATTATAGCCGCTAGACGATCTAGTTTCAAGCGGTGTATTTTCTTCTTTAACTTCAAGATTAACTTGGGGTTTATTTTGTTCTTCTTCAATCTTCTTTTGATATTTGGCAATTACTTTTTCTGCTTCTGGGCTAATCTTATATCCTCTTCCATTTTGCACACCAAGTACCAGTAGCCTATCAAAGTCTTTTGATTTTATAGCTTGCAATATAGCTTCTTCGCTATATTTCTTTTTAAGCTGAACCGCAGCACCGTGCTGTTTCTTCCACAACCAATGTAGTGGATCACCTTTAGTCCAGAACTTATATGAAGGTTTACCCAAGTTCAATTTTTCAGATCTTCTCAAAACTATATATTCTGCAACATATGCTTCAAAAGTACAGTATTCACCAGTATGAATATGCTTGTATTTATGAGTTTCTGACCATTCTTTTTGATACGTCTGATTAAATAATTGCGGCTTATCTTTGTTTGACATAGTTATAAATTATCGCCTCTTCAAAACATTGATCAATATTATCTTCTTCTTCAAGCTGTTTTATCAGCTCTGGAATAACCCAGATACTTTTTTCAACTCTAGATTCAAACACTTTTCCAACAGTATAAGTTTGCCTCTCTGACTGCCCAAAAGAAGCAAGGATAGATCTTGTTAGATAAACACCGTCTGAGTTGCATGTATCAACTTCAATGGAATTAGATCTATACTGTAGACCAACTTTGGTTACACCCAGATTTTTTTGTTTACAATAATCTTTAAGCTCTAACCACTCTGAATACTCTCTTAAGTATATTTCTTCATTGTTTGTCAGGGTTGCTCTTATCCAAGTATTGTACTTGTTTTTTTTATATTCTTCTAGCCAATCTTGATATGATCTTATGAAATTTATCATCTTATTTTAGTAACACATTCGTGCTTTATTGGAGTAACTTTTCTTTTTTCATCTATCATTGTAGATGCACTTTCTGTCATTATAGTAGCACCGTTCTGACGAGCAAACTGCTGATCGATCAATGTTTTTGGTGGTTCTACTTTATTTTTCTTGATATGTTTTTCTATAGCTCCAGAAGCTCTATCTAAATCTGTTGCTATTTGTTCTATTGATTGTCCAGACTTAAATTTTTCTTCAACATAAAAAGCTTCTGCTTTTCCAAGTGGTCCTGTTTTAGCCATTGATGAAACTCCTTTGCGCTCTAGTCATATATAGTGAGTTCTTGCTTTTCAAATACGATGTATAATAATTGTATGTTTGTTGACTTACGGGCTTATACTCTAATCTTAGATTAGACTCTCTATGACTGTCTGCTCCATAAGGATCATAAGGTTGATTATTGAATGTGATGATGGCATATTTCATCTGAACCCTACCTTCACCCATGTCGGTAGTAATAGTCTTAGCAAAAACTCGTTCAGATTCATCTGTGATGGATCTGCCAAGTTTGTTTAACAATACTTCATGAATTTCTTTCTTATCAATATTTTCAAAACTATCTGATGAGCTAATAAACTTCATTTTTCACCTGTCATTATATATTTAGTTCTTTGGGTTTCTGACATTTTATTTATTTCTTTTTTGGAGGCAGACCCCAATGAAGAAAAGTGCGAGTCATTACCCACACTCTTCTTCGATTGGGCTTCTATCTCAGACTTCTCGTAGTGACCTTTTTTAGACCAATTTCTATCCGCGAGACTTCCAATAGTCTTAGGTTCTGACATAAAAGAAGCTATGCCACCATATATTACCCTTCTCAGACCTTCTTTTCCACAATTTGTACATTGAGTCAAAGCATCATCTTTTATAGATTGGTAAACGTCCTTCATTTCATGCGAACATTCATCACAAACGTAGTCATATAGCATTTTTTCCTCAAGATTCTAGAGCGTGTAAAACCGCTCCTAATATTCCATTTCTTTGTATATCTTGATAACCTAAACCGCAAATACCAATACCATTGATATTACTTAATTTATCTATACATTCTAATAATCCATTACCACGATACAAGTCTGTTTGTTTTGTATCGCCATTGATCATAACCTTAGAATTCTCGCCCATTCTTGTTATAAACATTTTAATCTGCTCTAATGTGCAATTTTGGGCTTCATCTAAAATCATATATGCATTATGGAATGTTGATCCTCTCATTGTTTCTAACGGCTCAAATCTTATTCTTCTAGTATTATAGTACAAGCCAAACTTATCTCTGCCTAGAAAATATTTAAGATTTTCTTCCATAGGCTGTAAGTATGGTTTAATTTTGTCCCCAAGTTCTCCCGGTAAAGAACCAATATCTTTGCCAGTGCAAACTAAGGGTCTTGTTACTATAATGGATTCTATCTTATCCTTCATAAGATGTTCAGCAGCTATACCGGCAGCAATAAAAGATTTGCCAGTACCAGATGGGCCAGTGCAAAAAATAATATCATTCTCAACAATAGATAAGATATATTCTTTTTGATTGTCTGTTTTAGCTATTAAAACATTTTCTTTAGGAGTTTGCTTTTTATTTTTTTTGTTGTTATTATTCTTTCTCGGATTGTTATTTGCCGCTGCTGCCAAAGCCGTTGTCTCCTCGTTGCGAGGAACCTAACGTTTCATGGACCTCCATACTTACGCGAGGAACCTCTTGGAATATAATCTGAGCGATTCTATCCCCGGTATTTATACCTACAACTTCATCAGAAGTGTTGTATAAGCATACCATTATTTCTCCTCTATATCCGCTATCCACTACCCCTGCTAAAACATCAATTCCATGTTTAACTGATAGTCCCGATCTGGGCCAAATTAAACCGGCAAAGTGTTCTGGCATTTGTATTGCTATCCCCGTTCTGACAGTCTTACGTTGTTTTGGTGGTATGACGGTATCAAGCACTGAGTATAAGTCAAATCCTGCGTCATTTATATTAGCTTTTGTTGGAACTTTGGCATTATTATCAAGTAATTGAACAGAAATCATAGATCGAATCCTCCTAGGTCAACATCCTCTAAGTCATTCTTACTAGCACCAATCTTATATGAAGTAATTTCATGCTCTTGTGGTGCAACTTGTACTGATTCACTATTCATCCAAGGGTCAGTCCATCCAGATATTGGGTTTCTACAACCCTTATCGTATGGTAGTCCTATATTCTTTCTTCTGGTCATACATAGCCAATCAATGTATTCAGCCATTACCTTTTCATTTAAGCCAATGATTGATCCATCTTTAAATAGATATTCTGCCCATGCTTTTTCCTCATTTGCTGCGGATTCAAACATTGCTACGGCTTCTTCTTGGCATTCTTCTGCTATCTTTACAAATCCCTCTTCTGGAACATTATGAAGAATCTTAATAATTTCCTGAGTATTATAAAGATGTAATGCCTCATCGCGTTTTATTAGTTTAATAATGTCTGCATTACCGATCATTTTCTTATTTTCTGCAAACGCGAATGCAGAAATAAATGAGACATAAAATCTAACTGCTTCAAGTATGTTAACGCTAATGAGAGTTAGGTAAATCTGCTTTTTTATATCTTTAACTTTGCCGGAATGACCTACTTCTCGTAAAGCGTTATATTCTTTTATTGCTACATTAGCTCGTTTGAGAATTTCTTTGTCTGTTAAACAGCTATCTAATATTTCACTAGGATTATTATATACGTTCTTAATAATATATGTATAGCTGTAACTATGAATTTGTTCGAAAAATTGCCAAACATTCATACAAGCTTCTAATTCTGGATTAGAAACATACTGATTGAAGCTTGGAACACCCCTACAAATAACTGAATCAAGCATAGTTTGATATTTAAGATTAGATGTGAAAATAAATCTTTCATTCTCACTCATAATATCATCATTTTTGAAGTCATTACGATCTTTCTTCAGTTCTATTTCTTCTGGACGCCAAAAGAATTCAATTTGTTTCTTATATAAATCAAAAAATACTGGATATTTAAATTTATCATATCTCTGTAATGATAAGTTTTCGCCTAAAAATAATGGTTGCTTCAAGTAGTCAACGTTTTTAGTATTTAATATTGTTTTCATGTTCCAATCTTCTTTCTATAGCTTTATTTATATCATCAAAAAAGCCTAACTCTTTGCGTTTACCATTAATTTGTATTCTTACTTGCCACTTTTTTCTTATTTTATTCCAAGAAATACCTCTATACCCACTAGTTGAATCTTTTCTAACATGTGAATTACTTTGATTAATTTCTTGTGTGACATCTCGTAAATTATTAATACAATTATTCTGTTTATTTCTATCAATGTGATCTATTTGATTTTTAGGCCATTCATCATAATACAAATACCATGCCAATCTGTGTGCTTTATATCTTTTATATCCTACTGATATTACTATATACCCCTTATTATCAATAGTACCTGCGATATCTCCCGCCTTTGTATATCCCAAATTAGGATTTATTTTCCAGAATATATTTCCAGTGTTGGGGTCATATAATAACATTTCTTTTAAATTATATTGCACAAGAACCACCCTCACAGGTAGATAACAAATCTTTTTCAGTATTACCATCAGAATCTGGCGTATTGCAATAATAAAAGTTCTTTACACCATATTTATACCCCTGTATCTGATCTTTGATCAAAATACTCAAAGGAATATTGCCGTCAGGATAATGGGAATAATTATAGTATAAATTAACACTTATGCTCATATCAACAAATTTTTGTAACACTGCACAAATATTTAATATTGCTTTGTTGTTTGGCATTTCCCACGCTAAAGTATAGTAATTTTTACGAGAAGCATAATTTGGCACTAATTGCTTGAGGATGCCGTTCTTAGCCTTTTTATAAGACATGAGGCTACGGACAGGTTCAATTCCATTTGTGCTGTTCTGGATGACGCTAGAGGACTCACAGGGCATTATAGCAGTCAGAGTAGAGTGTCTTAGACCATGAATTTTGATCCTAGCTCTCAAACCCTCCCAATCCATAATATACTCTGGCTTAACCAGTTCGTCAACTGTTTTTTTGTACCAATCGATTGGAAGCAATCCGCGAGAATATTTAGTCTCATTAAATTTATTACATGGACCCTTGAGTTCAGCAAGTTTGCAGGACTCATTTAGTAAGTACCACTGAATTTTTTCCATGATTTCATGAACTAATCTTAATGTTTCGGCATCATCATATTTTAGCTTGTGCTTTGCTAAAAATGCAGCAAAATTAGTAATACCAATTCCAAGTGATCTACGATTCTTTGTAAAGTTTTCACCAGCCGCTACTGGATAATCTTGATAATCAATAATAGATTCTAAAGACTTTACAGCAATAGAGCAAGCTTTTTCTATGTCCTTGTTATCTTCCAGTTCAAGTAGGTTTAATGCTGACAGAATACAAATACCAATTTCGCCTTCTTTGTCATCTATAGATGATATTGGTTTAGTTGGATGGATAATTTCTTGACATAGATTACTCATGTAAACTGGGGCATCCCATGATCCATGCTCATTAGCATTATCAATATTCATAACATAAATGCGACCAGTTTCTAATCTCTCTTTGGTAAAAATTTCAGCAAGCTTTCTTGCGTTAATTTTCTTCTTCATCTTTACGTAGCGAGCGTTTTCATATTTTTCATATAGCTTTTTGAAGTCTTCATTATTGTTCATAGAACTATAAAGACCACCAGTTTCATGAGGACTCATTAGTGTAATGTCTTCATTTTTAATTAAACGCTCATAGAATAACTTGTTAAACTGAACAGAATAATCTAGCTTTCTTACTCTATTATCGTCAGTTCCCGCGTTATTCTTTAATGTCATTATATCTTCAATTTCATAGTGCCAAAATGGAATATGCACAGTAGCAGAACCACCACGAATACCATTCTGACTTGTTGCTTTAACCGTTGACTCAAATATCTTTAAGTATGGGATAAGACCAGTATGAATTACTTCGCCGCCCCTAATGCTAGAGTTAATTGGGCGAATGCGGCCAATATTTAAACCAATGCCAGCCCTTCTTGCAGTATACTTTCCAACAGCGTGTACGCTTGAAAATATAGAATCAAGATCATCTTCAACGTCTACTAGAACACAGCTAGCAAACTGTTTGATTTTAGTTCTTACTCCAGCCATGATTGGAGTTGGAAGATTAATCTTAAATGTAGAGAAACATTCATATGCCTCTTCTACTTCCTCTACGGTATCAAATAAAGACATAGCGATTGCTACATAAGCAAACTGTGGTGTTTCATACATCTGTCCAGTAGACCTATTCTTAATAAGATACTTATCTATCATTTGCTGTAATCCAGCATAAGTATATAAATAATCTCTATCATGATCCACGAACTTTTCAATCTGATCTATTTGTTCTTTACTCCACTTTGATAATAGAGTTTCATCATATATTTCAGCTTTTACATTACTAGATATATGAGACAACAAACTTGGTGGAGCATCATGGTTTTCCCAGAGATCTTTTCTAAGGGACATATTCAATAGTCTAGATGCAACATATTGATAGTTTGGCTTGCTGGGAGAAGTTAGATCGTTAGCAGACTTGATTAAGATTTGATGGATTTCTTCTGTGGTTATTCCATCTTTTAAAGAGAGGTTAGCATTCATCTCTATATCTGACCAAGAAACGTTAGCGATGTCTTTTATCGCCCACTCTACAACCTTATGAATCTTCTCAACTGTATAGACTTCGAAACTACCGTTCCTTTTTTGAACGCGCATAATCCCCTCTTTCTTTTAATCAACTATCAATATTCGTTAAAAAGTTTTCTAAACAATCTTTCAAGTATAAACTTTAATATAACGGGCAAAACAACATAGATTAGCAAGAATGATAGTATAACAGACCCATGAATTACTTCTGGATCTTGTTTTACATTAGACATTACGAAGTCTTTGCAGTCTCTTTTTAGTTGCCTCTTGCTATATTTGTCACACTCCGCAAAGTTCATTCCGCCTTGGCTAGCTATTGTAGCCCATTCGTTGCCATACTGCAAACATTTTTTGGCTAAAAAGTTTCTTTCTTCGTCTGCGTATTCAGCATCAATCTGAGCTTCTATGTCGCTAGTGTCGAAAGAACCACCAAACAGAGTTTCTGAGTTTTCATCATAGGAAAACTTGATATCTGGAAGGTATCTCAACTTTAGTGTACCACCATCTTTACCCAAAGTCAAGCCCTGTACGTAAGCACTTAACTTTATGTACTTTTTCCAAGTGACTTTTGGGAGAGATTCAGTAAATGAAAGAATGATATTTTCAGAGGTATCTTTTATGACTTTAATATCTAATGGTTGGGGGAAACTTATATTTAGATTTTTAATGTCATAACCATTCTTTGAAAAGATAAAATCAACAATCTGTTTAATTTGTAAAATTGGTATTGCCATATTAATTTTTCTGTATTAGTGACCAAGCCAAGCCCATAAATCTATCTGAGATTTTATTTTTTTCTTCATCTGTTAGTTTATGATTGTCATCACCACCAGCGGCAGAAGTAATTAAATCTATGATAGCGACATCTAAATCTTTATACTTATCGTTCATAGCCCCTTCAAAGAATCCACTTGCAGATAATGCTAGCACATCATTTACTTGTTGTAACTGAGCGTCATAGGTTTTTACCCTACTAGCAAACTCTTGACTATATATAGCCATCTTTGCTCTATCGGTAGGGTCAGTAATTAATGATGATACCGGTTTAACAAGTTCTATTATTTCATCGCTTGGGCGATCTATATTTAGAATAGCAACATCGGGCTTTGGAAAAACTGGAATTAAATTTAATACCGGTTTGTATAAAGCTAAACCTAGTAAAACTAGTGCTATAAGATTTCTAACCTTAAGAAACTTTTCCATCGTTGTCCTCAATTACTTTGTTTAATAGTGGAAATACTTCGTCTAATTTCTCAGACGCTACGGTTAAATGGTATTCATCGCATTTATTTTTTAGCTGATACCATAAACTAACTATTTCCAAAAATCCCTCTTCTTTGTTCTCTACAACTTTGACTTTAGACTTAGCAAATAATCTAGATACCCAGTATGGAATATCTACAAAGTTAGTTGCTAATATAAGTAAAGCAATTACAATCAACCAAACATTCCACGATTCCATCTTATTACCTCTTTAAATTAGTGGTCTTTGCATGAAATGGACACACTGTTTTATGACCATCTCCTTGAACTATTATTCCCGTGCCTTTGCAAACGCATTTGGCTGGGTCTGGATCAGTATCCACAACGGGCTGTGGTTTTGGATCTACCTTAAAAACCTCTTTTTCTGCGTTATCAAAAGCTGCTTTACACTTCTCTTGCCACTCCGTTACGTAAGAAGAGTACATATTTGTTATATCTTCTGGATTGACAGAAAACATATTATTTGAGCATCCAGCTAATAATAATGCTAATAGTATATATTTATTCATTGTAATTCCTAGTATAAAGTGAATGAAGACAAATCAATTGTTGTTACAGTATATGAACTACCAGATCTATTATTTCTTGTCCAAAGTAGATTCATATTAGTATTTAATGTACTTATAAAATTACTATAGAATGGTCCACTGTCTGGTCCGGTCCATGTTATTATCAAAACCAATTGATTATTGATGATTAAAAATGATGGGTTACCACTATCTCCACCGATTATTGATTCATGAAATAATATTCTATTTGGGTATGTATTATAATAACTATTATTGGGATCAAGATAATTTTGTGTTGGTTGCTGTGTATATGCGGAACTGCCCGTTGGGTCCACGTATAGAAATTCTTTTACTAAAGCTTTTTCTTCTTGATCTAAAGATAGCATTGGAAGTCTGTAGATGGTATAAGTACCACTTTTATTTCTATAAATTGTAGGTAAATATATAGACCAATTAGAAGGAAGTAATTTGGCAAAACTAATGGAATTTGGTACGTCAGAATCTAAAAGTCCCAAATAAATATCACTAGTCAATGTTGGCATTTTGTCTATTAATGTTCTTTCTATAACGACATTATCATTAGTAACAAATCTAACTTTAGCCCCGATATCTATTTCATAATGAGTAGCAAAAACTAAGTGACTTGGGCTAATTAGAGTTCCAGCTCTAGTATTTGATCCAGTTGTATTCCAAGGACTTATGCAAGTTAAATCTAAATCATAAGCCCAACAATTAGTATTTCTAACGTATGTAGAAGTTGAATGGTTTTGAGTACTATAAATATCTTTTGCTATAGTTGGGTTTTTATTTAATAGTCTATTATCGACGCTATCAGAACAATTTTTTGCTAAACTACCAGATGTAAATTCACAAAAAGCATCTATTTGTCCACCTATATTACAATTGACATTTACTTCTGCAATGTTAAAATCAGATGTATTTATTCCACTTGCTATAATTTTTACTGCTCTTTTAGAAGTGCTTCCCGTTGGCACTCCAGAACATATATAGTTGTTAGGATTTAAATTTGATAAAATACTGTTATCTGTACTATATACAGTAACTGATATATCATCTTGTTTATATAATATTATATTAAAATCAGTTATAGTAGATGAATTAGTAGATCTGAATACTGTAGCGTCATAATTCGTAGTATAACCAGAGCCAGTAGAAACTAATATCCTATCTTGGGGCTGTGCTGTGATTTTTACTCTATCTCCACCAATATCTGGTTTTTTAAACAGATAAGATGAATTCTCAGATATAGAACCACAATTGAGAGGTATATTTTGAGCTTCTATCATTATGGTGTTCCATAGCTAGCTTGACAGTAATTTACTGCCGCTACCCATCTAATATTTTTAGTTGCTAATCCAGTAACTCTAATAGACAATCCTCCATTTGTAGCATCTGCTGCTACGCTGGCTAAAGCCGAAGTCATACCAGCATCTTTCCAGCTTGTTTCAGTGGGTGTTTCAATCAAAGCGGTAGTACTAGCACCAACCCCTCTTTTAATACCTCCAACAAAATTCCATACGGCTGAAGAAGTATCCGTGTCATTATAAGCACTAATTTGTATGTTAAAATTTACCGTAGTTTTATCTGGTAAAAATATAAAATTTCTTGAAGTCGTGTTACTTGGAGATGTTACTAGAGATGCAGATCCATTTGCCGTTAAAATTACATTTGATGTATTACTTGAGGTTTCAGTTCTTAGCACTATGGTTGATCGCTGTGCATCTCCAGCAGAAGCAAAACTACCACCAGCCTGTGCCACTTCTCCATATAAAGTAGTTTTTGCGGATATACCACCTAAAATAGATGAATATATTCCGCTAGCAATATTGTTTTGACCGTTAATGATGCTAGAATAGTTAGCAGTTGCTGTGTTTTGATTCCCATTTCCAATAAAAGTATAATCTGAAATAGCAGAATGACCAAATCCATTTATAATAGAAGAATAAGTTCCTCTGCTCATATTAAAAGTTCCATTACATATCAACCCATAGTTAGGAGACGTTACAGTATTTCTTAAACCAGTGATTATGGTAGCGTTACTAGAGGCTGGTGATCCAGCAGTATTTCTATCTCCATTAAGAATAGATGTATAAACACCGCTACCAACACAGCCATTACCAGATAAAATTGTTATATTATAACCACTTGCAGTACAAGTATTAGCGTGATAAATACCATTATAGTTAAAACTTGAACCAAGCAGTGATGAAATTATTGAGTTTCCTGATCCCAAGCATAGATTTCCGCTTCCTAATATATTGTTAAATTTTGTAGTATTATTACCAGAGATTTCAACTATTGGGGATGAGATTACTATTCCGCCAACTGTAGATCCATCACCAACATATAGTTTTTTAGTATCGGTTGTCCATAACGGTTCTGCTACCGATGGAGTTACCAATAGTCTTTCTGAATCAAGACCCTGCTTTAATTGCAAAGTTGCAGCTTGATTTAGTACAGAACTTCTTAATGTGCTGGCAGAAACTTTTTTTGTTATTGCTTGATCATTTGGGCTATCCACCATAACAAAAAGATCATCATCTGTTACAGATGATACTGATGGTAACTGCGTTATTTTTACAACACCCATATTAAACTCCTAATAAGATAAAAAAGATGAAAGATCTATTTCAGTTAGTTGATACCCACCGCCAAGCTGAGACATCATTGTGTTGATAGCATTTTTTCTTTGAGTTATAAATGTACCCAAACTAGAACTAGTCCAAACTGTAAGAACTACTAATTGATTGTTAATTATTAGAAATGATGGACTACCAGAATCTCCGCCAATAATATCTTCATAAAATGATAATCTAAAAGAATTTGTCGGGCGCATCAGTACAACTTGATTAGATATTGCATATAAATCAGCAACCATAGCTTTTTTTTCTTGATCCGTTATTAAAACTGGAAGTTTTATTGGATGAGAAATAGAAGGTAAATACGATGTCCAGTTTTCTGGCAAAATTTTAGCAAATGATATACTATTAGGAACATCAGAATTTAATACACCAATAGTTATATCTGGATAATATGGAGTGTATGAAGGATCTGTTTGCAATGTTTCAATAGTTCTATTAATAACAATATTGTCTGATGTGACATATCTTATTGTTGTTCCTACTGGTGGTTGATAGTGGGCGGCAAATAAAACATGACGAGGAGAAATAAGTACTCCCGCCATATTATTGCCACCATATGAGTTCCATGGACTTATGCACGTTAAATCTATGTCTGAAACCCAACATCCTGTATTTCTAATATAAATATTAGATGAGTTGTTTATATTAGAAAAAATAGGTTTTGAGTAACCGGGAACTTTGTTGCTTATACGACTGTCGATGGCATCAGTAGTATTTTTTGCTAATGAATTATTAGCCCAACTGTTAAAAGAGTCTATATTTCCAGAATATGTTTTTTGAGCATACAGTCCTATTGCTGATGTTTCACCATCATTAGATATTGCTGTAATAGTACAATATCCATCATTCTGATACGTAGCTATTCCACCATTATTATTTATAGTTAATACAGATGGATTGGATGATGAAAATTTAACAAGGCTATTGAATGTAGATTGATTGAATATATTTTGTATAGTAAAATCTGTAACATATTCAGCACTAGTTTGCCTATTGAGCATTTTATCTTTATCATAAGCTATAGAATTAGAGCCAGACACTGTAATTCTATTTATGACATTACCTACAATGTCAAAAGATCTATCGCTAATCCTTTTTTTAGCATAATTATTGAAGTTTACGGTTGATGCTAAACCGCAGTTAATTGGATGATTTACAGATGGATACATATTAGTTAGTAGTTAGTGTTACTCCTCTGGTTACTAATGCTTTTGCACTAGAGCCAGCTTTAATGATAGTGGCTGTGCCAGCACCAGTTGCTGTTTGAGATGATATAGTATAAGTAAATTGATTACTATTAGTTACCGTAATAACAGCATACCTGTTTGCATTTGTAGCTGTTGTAATTCCACTGACTCTTAATACATCTCCACTGAGATATCCATGATTAGTTAAATTTACAGTACAAGTTGTACCAGAACAAACGAAATTTGAACCATTGGTAGTAATACTGCCTAAATTTGAAGGAGATGCGCTAGACCCTCCACTAATATTGATACTTCTTGCATTAGGAGATCCATAAGATGTTGTTCCATTAGTTCCATCCATGTATGCGAATGTTGCTAATAAATTATCAACACTACTTTGATTTAGCGAAGCATTAGTTATAGACACATTCAAACCACAACTTTTCCATGTTCCAAGAGAAGGAAGAGTTAGTGTTTGTAAAACGGGGGTTGTGAATGTTATGGTACTAGAAAAAGAACTCCCTACCGCTACTATCGATGGAATAGATATTGATGTCATAGAAGACGAAGAGATATTAAAATTTCCACCGTTGCTAGTAACAACATACTGTAATGATGGTAGAGATAAAGAGCTTAAGCTGTTTGCTGTTAAATTAAAATAATCAATAGTATTTAATAATGGTAAGCTTATTGATGTCAAGTTTGAGCCAGTAAATAATAAATATTTTGCATAAGTGAGCTTTGGCATTTGAAAAGACGTTAGAGCATTTGCTGTTAATCCAAAATTCCCAGTAATATGTACAATTTCTGGTAATGACAGAGTTGTTAAACTATTCATCGTAGTAGAATCAAACAAATTTCCATTTATATATTTAAAATTATTTAGTAATATGCTTGTAAGATTAGTGACAGTACCCATAGTAGAAAATAAATTACCGGTAAGACCTTCTATGTTGGATGAAATAGTAGCTATTCTACCATCAACAAAATCTTGATTATTATAGAGGGGCCACGAACCTTCAACCCACGGTCCTGTTCCTGTTAACACATTTCCATTTATTGTCATTATGTTTTTAGGAAAAGTAATAAGGGCTGCATTCCTTGAATATATTGGAGTAGACCCTGTGATAGTCGTCGTTAGTGCAGGTATGCTTTCAGAAAAACTTATTGGCACACCTCCTTGTGTAATACCATCACCCATTCGTAATACTTTGGAGTCGGTAGCCCATAAAGGCTCACCTTCTAATGGAGTTATTGCATTAACTTCTGCTAATGTTCCTCTACGAATTTGTAAATTAGCTGGAGATGTAATATCAACCCACTGATTATTGCGGCGACCATATGTAATAGTGCCAGATGGTGCATCAACATCCTTCCATAATATTTTTTTAGTTACAGGTGTTCCATCTGGATTATCTACCATTACCAAAACATCGTCTGGAGTTATAGAGGAACTAGATGGTAATTGGTGTATTCTTGTGACAACCATCTTAAACTCCTAATATGCCAGAAGATCCGGTAGTATAATAAGTAACGTCATCAAATCTATCTTTTAGTCTGTTTTCTATAGCTGTATATGAATAAGATTTCTCATATTCAAATGGACTTATAAGAGCTTGATAATTGCCACTCCCACTAACTGGCTTTCCGAACCAGCAATATACAACGGCTGAACCGTTTTGAATTGTTTCTCTACCAGAAACTACATTAGTGATTACATCTGTTGTTGAAATTGGCATATTTTACCCCTTTTTAGAATTGATCTTTTAATGTCCAAATTACTTTTCTTGGAGGAAAGCCGTCTACATCACTAAATACCCAAGAGCCATTCTGTGCTAACATTTCTGCTGCATCTCGTTCTCTTATCCAGAAACTTCCATCTGGTTGATCTAAACGCTTCTCACCATTATTCCAAACCCCCCAAGAGTTTTGGACTAAGAATAGTGTTTCATTATAAATTTCATGAGTATCATCCATCCCAATCCAAGCCATCGCGTGACCCCATGATCCAGATCGGGCGGCAATACCATTCTTATCTCTTCTAGAACTAAATCCAGAATTACTGCATACACTAATAGAATAACCGTTGGCTATTGCATCTCTGGCTTGATCTATTGTGTTAATTAAACTGATAGTCTTAACTTGATGTTTCTTTGCTGCTTTTACTAATTCTTCTGGAACACCAGTACGACCCCATCTGCCACCAATAGCACTATATGTTGAAAGATCATAATCTCCGTACTTTTGACGAAGTAATATTCCTCCATTTTGGTGGACGAATTTAGCAGCACCACCACAAGTCATACCTTCACCGCCGTGTCCGCGTGAACCATAAATACCTTCAGTAGCACCACGGGCCACAAACTCTTCTCGTTGTCCATTTATAATTTCACAACTGCGTGTAATATCTACGCTATTTCGCGTTGCATGTGAAACACAATCTCCTTGGACTTGCCTTTCTGATGGACCAAAAGAGGGATCAAACTTCAAGAGAGACTTAAACGGTAGGGATAGTTTTCCTTTTCCAGTACCATATAAATCATGTGCTGCCACACCAAATAGTGGATGTGGCAGTTCTCCTAAGAGCTTGTCCAACTCTTTTGGGTCACAGTATGATCCTACAAAGCCATCTTTATAGGCTTTTAATAAATCTTTCGGTGTCTTGAACATCACTTTGAGTTATCCTTTGCCCATTTAACTACTGTGTTAATTAATACTACTGTAACAGGCACAATTAGTGCTGTCATGCTACCAAGATCAAGCTTAGTTAGATTTTCGCCAATATATGTTAATAGTGCGGCTAAACCAACTAATGCTGCGTTCTTACCAACTGAAATAAGATCAGTTGTATTTAATGAGAATGCTTTTGAACCTACTTTTAGATCTAACATCTTATATCTCCTTGAGTTGAGAAATGCTTATTAAAAATCCACCATGCTCCTTGTCATTTATCCTATATGGAAATCCCATCATTTTTACTATCTTATCATCTACTGTTTGTACTGTTTTGACTAATTTTCTATTCATTTTTAAGCAAGATTTCAATTCATCAAAAAGATCTTCTCTATCTTCTTCTTTTATATAATTGAGCCAATCATAACCTTCTACACTGTTAATAACTTCTTGTGTTAATTCATAAAAATTATTATTGGTCCAAGTTAGTCTACCATGATCATCTGTTTCAAATAATGCCGCATCATTATAGTGAAGTGCGGCTTTTGTTCTTTGTTCTATAACTTTTTGTCTTTTTTCCATCCTATTAACGGTAGATCTTAAGTCTACAATAGCGTCTTTTAGGCTATTTCCACCATTAGTTGTTAGTTCTTTTTTGATTGTTTCTAATGATCTACCAACTTCTTCCTGCCCTTTAACAAATTTAACTGTTGGTTTTATTACCTTGACCCACATTAAGCTAAAAAATGTTCCTAGACCACCAATGATAGTAAATATAAAGGTGATATGTTCTGGACTTTTTATGTCTAGCATAATTGCCTCCGTAGGAAAAAGAAGGATAAAGTGCCTTAAGATTTCTCAAAAGGCACTTATCCAAAAATAACGACTTATTCGTTACTATCTTTAGCCTTGTAGGCAACATTACGAGTTGGTAAAGCTGCTCCAAATCTATAGGTAAGTTCACCGGGAACTGCTCTACTAGTACTTGCAGCATCATCAACGGCTGGGAAGTTACCGCTGGTAGCTCTATAAGTTACAGCAGTACCAGCACCAGTACCTCTGGTAAGACCGGGGAAATTGCCACTAGATGGAGTTGCAAGAACATTAAATGTTCTTGTAGCATATGAACCAAACTGAGTAGTCTTTAGATTCTTATTAACTACGGCTTCTGTAGCACCACCGGGGATAGTTAAAATAGTTGAAGATGATCCATTGATTTTACCAGCATTGGTATCACCAGCGGCCATTAATAGAAATTCGCTACCAGCGGGTGGAGTATATGCAAAAGTGCCACCCTCTTTTGCCCTTGTTACACCGTGTGGATCACGAAAATTATTTGGGGCTGTAGGTGTATCTTCAGTTACAACTGTACCATAGCCCGGAACGTCAGCTAAATTGTTGATAAGTGATAGATCTGTTAGATTTTCACTAACAGCACCGCCATTTAGAACAACGCCACCGTCATTATTGTATGCATTTGCAGAAACTGCTTTTTGGGATGCCATATTATTCTCCTTTTATTAAATAAAATTTGCAAAGTAATAATTCCGCATCCTTTTATAGTCCAGTTCCTAAAATTATATACACATTTAACAGAATTTATCTTTTATGTTGTCTGCAAGTTTGTGGATTTTACGTCTAATACTTTCCCTATTTTTACCACGTTTTTCAGATATTTCTGCTATAGTCATATTGCTAAGTCTATCTTCAATCAAATCCCTATCTTCTGAATTCTTAAACTCGTCCATTAGATCAATACTAAAAAATGGATCTGTATTGGATGCTATATTTTGGTGCAACATTCCAAAAGACTTATTTTTATTGGCAAACTTAATCTCCTTCATGCACTCAATAAACACGCCCTTATATAGATAAGTTGTAAATTTAGCTCCCTTTTCTGCATTGTAGTTAACGAATGTTTTCCATAACGCATTAAGTTGGCAAGTCTTTATAGAATCAGCATCTAATTGATTTCTAAATCTCTTAGAAGCCTTATTCATAATTTTAACAATATTTTCATCCTTAAGGGCAACCTGTATCTTATCATCTATGCAATTACTCATCATCAAATTCTCCTTTTATAAGTTCTTGTTCAATATCAAATCTTATATTCTGAAAATCAAACATCTGTCCTATACCAACAAAAAATCTATAACGACTAAAGATTTTTAGTATCTCAATACCGGGCATTTTATTGAGTTTATTTTTTATGGCTGGTGTAATATCGAAGTTTGTGTGACCAATCCAGCAGTCAAAATTAGCTAACATAGATATATCATCTATTACCTGCGGAGTGAGTGGCAACATCTTATGCAAAGCTGCTGACATCATATCTTTTTTATTGTCTTCATCTTCATATGATTCGTCTTCATCATCGTCATCGTCTTCTTCACCCAAAATATCTTCTTCTGCTTCTGGCATCATATTCTGTATTATATTCTGTAATATGGGGCATGATAATTGTTTTTCAATATAATCTTCATATTTTTGCCATCCTATTTTTTTAGACATATATGACTCCTATTTTGTGAAAACTTCAGACGGTTTTATACAAGGTTCATCCGCCTTACTATCTTTATGCCCATTTATGATTTTTGCTTTAGTATCTTTACTAATAAGATTGAAAATTTTAATTAGACAATCTTCTCTACCTTCTTCTACAAGGGCATTTTTTACTATATTCATAGTTTCTAGTATCGCCCTATCTTCTGCTAAAGTGTCGATTATATAACACAGTGATTCAATAGATTCATCACTATAATCCTCCAGTTCTACATCCACTATCGTAGAATCTGAACCTTTAGAAACTATATAACTTATTTTTGCTAAAACTTCATTAGGTTCTGAAACTTGTTCATTATCTGGTTTTTTCTTGAAGAAATTAAATAACATTTAATATTTTTCTCCCGGTGTTTTTCCAGCTAAAATTTTTAGCAGTTGTAATTCCATATTCGTTAACAGTTAAACTATTAGTTATATTTAGTTCATGGATATTTTGCATATATTTTATAGCAATATTTTTGGCCCTATTATCTATCCTAGCCCAATTACCTTGACCGTGAAACCATTTACCGTCATATGCAGTTTCGGTTTCTTCTATAGGTATTAACAATGCATTATTAGAGTTACAAAATTCTGTATGGGCAGAATAATCTGTGGCTATTACACGTTTTCCACAAGCCATCATTTCTAATAGCTCTAAATTCCACCCCTCTGCTCTTGCTGGAAATATTCCACAATGAGTTTGGGACATTATATTATACACTTCTTGCTGAGTGTTCTGTCGTGGAATAATATGTATTTTAGATCCCAGTTTAGACTTTTTATATAGATTTATCCATTCATTTTGTTCCTGCTCTGTGCAGAAAGGATTTTCGCACATCATGAATAGTTCTACATTATCATCTTCGTTAAACGCTGAGTTAAATATATCAACTAATACATCATGCCCCTTTCTTATTTCCCATTTACCACAATTAAAAAATCTTGTTGGACTATTTTGTGGCATTTCAGACGGCTGAAAAATAGATGAATCAACACCCAGCGGGACTACTATAACGTTAGATTCTTCAATAGTTGTATTATTTAATACTATTTTCTTAGCCCATTCTGAACATACAAACACTCTATCTAAAGATTGAAGTTGATGCTTTTCAAAATCATTAAACTTATCCAACTCAAATATCGGAAACCCTATTCTGGTTCCTTTGCCAGCAAATTGTGCCATATCATGTTGATGCCATATTTTAATACATGGGGCATTATAATCATAAAACTGAGAATTTTTTATACATTTAGAGATTATGTCGGCATCTTCTTGATTTGTTACTTGAGGTTGTCCTATCATGAATAAAGAAACTTCTATGGATTTAGATAGTTCTTTGATAATGTTTAAGGATGATACGCCGTAACCAAGCTGATTAATTGGGGCCATTACATTAATTTTAGTATTCATAGTTTATTTTGTTATTCCTAAAAAAGAACCATCGTTTTAGTTTTGTTACGTCTTCTTCTTGATTTATATAGCTAAGATAGTTTAATACCTCGCTCAGAGAATTAAATATATGTTCGTGTGGCAACATAAAGAATAACCAATTGGGTGCTTGGCTTTTACCCTGTTCGCACCATATTAAAACTGGCTTTTTCTCCCTATTAGCTGTTACTATCTCTTCGTATGTTCCACAAGCATGAATATTAAGATCAATATGAGCAATAATGAAGTCAGATATATCTACACATCGCAAATCTGCACTGCGTATTATACCAAATTTCTCTTTGATCTTTTCATACTTTTCTGTCTCTTTGTAGTATTCTATCCAGTGCCTAGTCTCTTCATCTTCAATAACCCCATTGATTGGTTTGTCGCACGGGTCAATGACAGTTACCCCTAGTTCGTTTAGATATGGAGTTATTCGCTTACGCCAAGTAGTTCCACCGTCTGGAACTCTATCCATAGCACCAACTAAATAAACTCTCATGCCAACTAAGTTATTTATTGAATCCATTGTCTATGCTCCACCATACTTTGTTAATACCTAGAGATCTCATTATTCTATCACACTTATCGCACGGCTGACTACATCTTAATTCGCCACGCTTATTTAGTCTTATAATAACCATTTTGAGGCTATTATCTATATAATATTTACCCCATAAACGAGATATTAGATCAGTTTCTGCGTGAAAGTAAGGGTATTCACTATCTGTATTGAACCTTTTAGCTAATACTAGTGCTTGAGTATGGGTTTTCTCTGGATTGTTTTGCCCTATTGCAAGAAGTTTATTTTTCTTGTATCCAAAAGCAAAGTGAAAAAATTTATTCTTAGTTTGTCTTTCCTCTTTGGCTTTAGGTAAAAGGCTCAGTGCTATTTCAAGTGATTGATCTATTATATTCATGAGAAATCTATAGTATTGATAGTAATAAGCTTGATAAATTCTTGAATACTAGTTACTTTATGATTATCAAAAGCTTGTTTGGTTTTCTGTTTTGCTTCTGTCTTTTTGTATCCAAGTGCTACAAGCGAACTAATACAATCATTGTAAAGTTGCTCATCTCGTACTGGTTTTGGTTTAGGGGTTGTTGTTGTTGGTGTAATAGTAGGTATGGTTGCCGGTTGATTAATGACGGGGTTATTTTTCTTAGGTTTGGGCTTATCTGCAACGGTGCGTTTTGGTACACTCTTGACAGCACAGCTTTGTGTTGGTACAACCTTTACTTGTTTTGGTTTTTCAATATACGTGTAGTCTTCTACATATCCAATAACAAACTTATCTAGCTTGTTGAAGCTAATTGATTTGCCCTCAATGTATGCCTTATATGTATAAAAAATTGTTAAGCAAATGATAACAAATGCCCAAAAATTTCCAACGCTAGGATGTGGCTGTGGGTTCATAATTTTTTCCTACTGTGATCATACCATAACTATCGTCACAGTCAAGACGCAAACTTAAAAAAAATGGCCCGAAGCACAAGGCGACGGGCCATTCCTTAGACAGATTGACTATCCATTTCACTCTTTAGAGTCTTGCCCTACAATTCCAGACGGGCCTAAAGAAATTTCATCTGCCATTACGCAGATAGAGTTCTTTTGATTCCCATCCTTATCTTGATAATCATCAATTTTTAGCTTCCCTTGAACGCCAACCAATCTGCCCTTCTTTAGATGATCCTTTAATGCTTCAGCCATTTTTCCAAAACATAGGATATTTAAGAATAGAGTATCTTCATTGCGACGATCATTCACGGCCATACGAAACTTTGCCATAGCAGTACCCTTTTGGGTTGTGCTTAATTCCGCATCCTTTGTTAATCTGCCACAACCTAACCATGTATTAATATTCATGCTATCATACCTCCAATGCTGAACGAATTCTACCTCTTACTACCTGTGTATTGCCACGATTATAAGTGCCTAGTGTAGCACTGTATACGTTTCTAGCAATTGATCGCGGAATACCCAGAAGTCGAGCAGCGAACTCTGTATCTTCACGATTATTACGAAAAAATCCAAACCCAGACTTGTGTGCTAAAGCAGTAATTGGATTTAATGTTACACCCTTGTAGTGACCACTTTGAATGGTGGCAACAACACGATTATGATTAATATCCCAATGATATGCATCAGCTAGGTTTGATAGTCTGTCAAAAAATTCAGTATAATTCATATCAATCTCCTTCTTCATTGCTATTTAATTCTTCGAAAACTTGAACATCTTTAACGCCATTTTGCACATAAGCCTTTAGTTGCTCAATCTCATTTTGAATTAAAGCCTGCTGCTTTGTCAATTCTTCAATCCTTTGAGCAACATTTTGCAAATGTGCTTTTGCCATTTCTACAACCGTCATATCTTTTTCTCCTTGTTCTTTCACCTTGTTATACCCATTAGTACTGTCAAAAACAATCATGGTTTTTGTTCATATGTCATATAATCTAAAACTTGAAGATGAGTCCAATTAGGTTGATAATTGTCATCTGTTCCAAGTCTAGCAATATCTATATATTCACTTTCTAGCCTGACTACTAGTTCTGCAAGAAATTCTAGCTTGTTTGAGTAAACACATTCCTCTATCATATCTAGAGTCTCTTTTACTGTGCGTTTATTATTAGTACTCATGTTTGATACTCCACACATTCGACATCAGATTCATGAAATAATTCCCTTGATAATTCAAAGTCTTTTTCCCATCTATCTATTTTGTTTACGAATGAAACTATTCTGCTTATTCCTGACTGTATTATTAAACCAGCACATCTTGGACATGGCATAAATGGGTAAGTATATAAAGTACATCCTTCTACAGATTTATTAGCAAATAAGATTGCATTTATCTCGCCGTGTACAATAATATTATACTTTGTATCTCTCTCTTTCAGTCTATCATTATCTTCTATATGTTTAGGAAAACCATTATATCCAACAGAGACTATTCTATTATTTTTATCAACTATGACAGCACCAACTTTAGTCGATGGATCTTTAGACCATCCAGAAATAAATTTAGCTAAATCAAGAAACCTATAATCCCATTTAGACATTATAATTCCCAAACTATTTGATAGCCATCAAAAATAGGATCTATACCTATGTTCTTCATAAATTGTTTAACGTATTTACCTTTACCGTGTCCATTTTCAAAATTGTCATCTACAGCAATTATAGTTCCGGCAGAACATGAAGGCCAAATACATAACAATTCCATAATATGGTGCATAGATGATGGGTGAGGATTGTTATGATCAAAATCGTAAGAATCTAGATACAAAAGATCTACTGTTTTGTTTATTTCTCTCAACTGTTTATTCATATGAAATAAATAAGAAACTGAATCAGAACATATAAGACTTATATTTTTAGTTATACTTTTTGCTAATTCTATATTATATGGATTTATATCTATTGAATAACATTGACCTTTATTGTCTTGAATAAACTTATCAAATATTACAGTTGACATTCCAGCACCGTAATCATTTACTTGTCTTACACAGCCAGTTTCTATAATCAACGGACTATCTTTTTTTGATAATTTGTCAATCATCAATTGAAAAGATTCTTTGCGTAATCCATTATTGTTTATTATTTCTTGTAATTCCAGTTCCATTAAATGCTCCTATCAAAGTGTACCCTATTAACTTTAACAAATTCTGCACATTTTGGAAGGTCTTTTATACTATCTGCCCCAACATATGCACAAGCACTTCTGATACCACCCAATATATCATCAATGACATCTGATACCTCACCCTTATATTCTACCGTCTTAACGCGACCTTCACTGGCCCTATAATTTTTAATTCCACCATATTTTTCCTGTGCTGCATGGGAACTCATCCCATAGAATGTTAAAACCCTACTACCGTTTATATGACTCCATTCTCCACTGCATTCCTCTGTACCAGCAATCATGCCTCCAAGCATAACAAAGTCTGCACCAGCAGCAAATGCTTTTACAACGTCTGCTGGAGTCCTACAGCCACCATCTGCACAAATTAGACCCAAGTGCTTGTGTTGTGCTTTTAATCCATGGGCAGCGTGAGAGCATTCATTAATTGCTGATAATTGAGGATATCCTACTCCAGCTTTTAGTCTTGTTGTACATGCTGATCCCGGCCCAATTCCAACCTTAACAATATCAACGCCACCGTGAAGAATTAATTCATGAACCATTTCGGGAGTACATACATTGCCAGCCATTATAACGGGCCTAGTTCCAAACTTCTCCCTTATTTTTGCACAGTGGTCTACAAACTTATCTGTATATCCATTAGCAACATCAATACAGATATTTGGTATATCTTCTATTCTATCAACTATCTTCCTAAGTTTGCTGACTTCTTCATCATTAATTCCCATGCTATACCAAAATGTATTTAGATCTTGGAGATTTTCTATATAATCTTCTATATTATAATGTTTGTGTAGGCATGTGATACAATTTTTCTTTGATAGAGATTCTGCCATTTCGAATGTGCCAGTGGTATCCATATTCGCGGCCATTATAGGAACACCACTCCACTCCAAAGATGAGTGAAAAAATTTAAACGTTCTTTTTACATCGACCAAGGACCGTGAGGCGGCTCGGGATCTCTGTGGAACGAGTAATACATCATCGAAATCAAGTTTTGTATCGTTATTAATATTCATTATTTACTCCAAGAAAAAACCGACAGGGGAATTTCTTCCCCCATCGGATTTAACACACAATCAAACACTAACAGCCTGCCTACGCTTGGAAAGAACTCTATTAAGTCTATCCATCTTTGCCGTAACCTCAACAACCCAATCCCGGTTACGCTTCTTACGATTAACATGTTCAATATCATCACCGGTCATATGAACAACCTTATCGAAAATGCTATCAAATTCAGATACAACTTCATATCGACAAGTGCGAAGCTTTTGAAACTTAGAGTCATTTGGTACGCTAACAACATCGCGTGGATTAACCTTGCAAATCATTAGACGATTGCCACCGCCATCATTATCGTTATCAATATCAATGCCGCCATAACTCTTAGCATAATCAATAGCACCAACGTGTAGACCCTTACCACAACCGTTGTCACGATTGCTGTCTACCTTACTACGCTGGACTTCGCAAATAGAACCAACGCGATTGTCAAAAGTGCCGGAATAAATATCCTTGTAGTCTTCGCGTACAGCCTTATAGGACAAGAAACAACCATCATATGTGATAGGCATGTTCTTGTTTTCCATAAAGTCGAACAACTCAATAACAGCATGGTCAGATGGATTCTGACTAAGATTATCAAGGAAATTCAACATAGGCTCAAAAGGAAAACCTTGCTTAATCATATCAAGGATTGTTCCAGTAAACATATCGGGCATCTTAATTCCATCCCAACTCAAGCCACCATCTTGGCAATTTACATATCCATCGCAGTAAGCATTAACATGCGAAATGATATCGTAAGAAGCCTCAAAGTGTTCGACATTGTTATTCTTAAGATGATTAATTAACTTATTATAGTTAGGGTGGGACTTGCCGAAGCAGTATGCCTGACCACTAACAACCGCAGTAACAGTACCGTCATTTGCAATAATGTATTTCATGTTATGTCTCCTTAAACTTATTATAGCGTCACAGTGAGTTAAGAACAGTTTGGGCCTTCAGGCCCGATTCAATAGTATCGATATAGTCAGCAACAAGCTTCCTATCAGCATCATTCCAAGGAATCGAAAGCAGTCTGAGCATAGGATACTTCTTCATTTCCTTGTCAAACTTGCTAGCGAACTTATTATCATCGAGTTTCACATCGCTAAAACTAACCTTCTCAACATTGGGCAACATCTTTGACATGCTGTAAATCATATTCATTTCTGTTGCAATGTTATTAATGTTGGAGCAATATTCGTTGTATTCATTAATGATGTTCTTGACTTCGCTATTAGAAGTCATCGTAATGATATCCTTCCATCGATCATATCGCTCATTTGAAAGTGGAACCCTACGATTAACATTAATAATATTTTGCTTGTTGGTCTTTGTGGCATGATCAAAAACTTTTTCAAGTACGTTAACACCACGGGTCCAGTTACCACGCTCATCAAGCTTCCTATTCTTTACAACGGATGGCTTGACAATATAAAACGTAGCATCTTCAACCATGTCAGAGTGATTCTTGCAAACATATTCAAGTACATTTTCAAGAAAACTGACATCAACTTCGTGAGAATCAATTTCAACAGAACCCTTAGACTCTGTGAAATAGTGAGCATTCTCATACTTTACGCTCATGTTGCAATCCTCAAAGCGACCAGTTTCTTCATTGAAAACCCGTGCCTGTACAACTGGACCAGAGTTTGTAAACCCATAACTAGAACGATTGTAATTAACTTTATCAAGAGTTGAAGTCAAGACAACATCTGTCCGATCAGCATCACCAAGGATACCATACAAACGGCAGTTGTCAATAGTCTCGCTTTCCTTAAGCTTGTAGACATAGCAAGCCTGAGAGCCACCGTTCTCTTTCATGTACTGACGAATTCGACTAACTCCACCCCTAGTAAGGTTATCAATAAAAAACTTTGTGTGAGTATTAAAGACAATACGCTCAACACCGTACTTAATATCAACCTTAGAACGATACTGGGACTTTTCCATCAAGTTAATACCACTATCTTTAGCATTGATATACTCTCCAGCAACGCTATCAAAAAGCTTCATATCATTCCAAGTGATAGACTTTTGAAGAGACTGAACAGCAGTATTGATAGACGAACACTGATTGCTAATCTGAACATACTTCATACGGGCCTTAAACAAAGAAGGCTGGCTAGCAATTTGTTCTTCAATCTTAACAGCAATCTCGTTAATGATATTATCAATCATGCTAAGAATATTCTTTTTAGTGTCTCGACTATATGAAAGAGACTCACGACTAGGAGTAATGTCAACATCTCCAATATTCACAAAGATTCTCAGTCCGTTAGAATACTCAATAAATTCACGATGACGTTGGAAAGACTTGTCACCATTAGCAGTAAACTGGTTAACGTCAATTGGGTATGAGATCTGACCCATCACAATAAGATTCTCTCTGGCATTGTCATCAAAGTACCAGTTGGTTCCAGCCAGAACCTTATCAATGCTACGGAATGAGGGCTTATAAGCCACAAAGTTTGGCTTTACCTTGAAATGTTCATAAACATGGTGCGATTCATGTTGAAATCGGTTGATATCATACTCATTCACATTGATAGAAACCTTGATACCATTCTGTTCGCTGGTATCAGACTCGTCCATCAAAGAGAAGACGGGACTGCCGCTCTCATCCTTATAGGCAGTATAAAGCCTACGAGTACCATCAAGATAAGCCTCAACGGTAAAACTATCGGAGTATGCAAAGGGAGCCTTGCTACCCAGACCAAGACAACCAACCGCATCATTGCTATTATTTCGGGTGCTACGGAAATACGTAGTATAGAGTTGCATACAGTTTTCATGATCCATGCTAGTGCCGTAGTCACGAATAGAGAATACGGGCGAGATGGCGGTGGGGATATGAACGTCAAAAGGTACGTTTGCCTTGCCAGCCTCAACGTGAGAATCGTAGGCATTAGTAGAGAGTTCACGAACAACTGCGAGAATCTTGTTAGAATAAAGACCGTCAGAAAGGATAAAGAATGCCTTAGACGATGCTTCGATGCTGAACTTGGACTCTTCAAACTGACCGGACTTCTCAATAACGTTCGTACTAGCGTGAAGTTTCATAATTGCTAATCTCCTAAAAAGTGCTTAAGTGCTGTGTGTACTTTGAGTATACCAGAGTTATCGGCAGTGTCAAGCGGCCAGTTTAATTTTTTTTCAACGGTTGTCTTCTACACAGAAAGATATGGGTTCTAATGCAAAGTCAACTAAATGACCATCAATATATTCTGCCCATTCATCAATAAAAGATCCTATGGTATCTATATCATCTGTGCAATATCTATATGAATTATAATCGTTTATAGAATCATCCCAAATCACTATAGAGTCATTGGTCACTTCTACATTCTTTATATTTTCTTTGAAGTGCTTTGCTGCTAATAACTCAAGTGGTGAATACCTATTATCACGCATAGCACGAATAATATCACTTTCACTCATTTCAAGCTTGATTTTCATTTCCAATCCAAAGCCTCACTAATTGTAGGGAATTGTTGTACAAAAATTTCTTTGCATCCATTCGCTATATCCATATGTTCCTTCTGAGTACCGCTTTTTTCTCTTAGTGCTATATACGTAATCCATGATCTGACATTTCCAGAAACATAAAGTCTGGTAGGAGTTGCTAGTGGTAATACAAACCTAGCACACTCTTTAGCCACCCCGTCTTTAATCATGTCATCGTATATTGATTTTGTTTTAGCGAAATGCTCACGAATTTTTGTATTCCATTTAACTCGTACTTCATCGCTAATGTCATCTATACTGTTTTGTCTATTTTTAGTATCTTGACGGCGAAGTTCAAATAACGGAATGTCTTCTGCTAACAATGCTGTATCGGCATAACGTTGGCTAAACTCTTGAAAAGTAAAGCTTCTGTGTCTTAGAATCTGAGCAGCAATACCTCTTGTTGTATTAATTTCAACAGTCATAAAGCCGTGCTCAAAAATACTCCAATGCTGATGCTCAATACAATATTTCAAAAGTTTAGCATAGTTATCGTTATCTTGTCCTTTTGGATTTGATACTCTAGCACAATATGCCATTAATTTTTCTGCATCGGGAGTAACGCTAATTAATTTTACATTCATGTTTTTTCTCTATTAAATTTATCTGTTCTAGTTTCCCACCAAAAATGCGCCATTGTTGTATCGCCATCAAAATATATTGGACAAAAATCTGGACGAAAAACGCTATTAAGATCACAGGCTATGCAAGTAAAAAATAATTGAGATCTTGGATAACCATAATCTAAAAGTTTTTGTTCTATTTTCTTAAAATTATTTCCACTGAGACATCCGCTATCTACTACAATTAAGATATAGTATGGATCTAATTGATTTGGATGAATAAATGCTTCAAACTCATCTTTATATGGAATATTAACGGGTTCTATATCTATAGGCTCATCTTTATTTGATAATTTATGAGATATTAATTGAGCCACAAGCCCAGAATATTCATAACTTAATTGTAATATACCTATGCGACTAGACAAGTTAATAAGACTATTATGACGAATTTCATCGCATATTTTATCTATACATTTGGTTTCCCATTCTCTATCAATAAATAAACTATTTTTCATTATACTCTCTTTGGTGATCTAGCCACTTACCATTCGTATGATGATTAAATATTGCCCTAGCCAGTTTACTAACGCTTGGAGCAGCACCGCTACCGCTAATAGAATTATCACTAGATTTTGCCCAATAATACTGAGCATCGTCTTTATCTTTAATAGTCTCATATCCAAGACCTTTGGCCCACGATCTTATTTCTGTCCAAGTCATTTTTGTAATTGGTCTTCTGACCTTACCTTTTGCTTGTGGGAATACCCACTAGAAAATCCAGACATAAATGCTTCTTTTAAAAGCGGAATATCACTCTTCATTATGTTCTGGTTTTGTAGCCAATCGATGAACATTTTATCTTCGTCGCAAAGTTCTGGCCCACATAATTCATTATACCTATACTTTATGGTATTAAACATACTGTCTATGCATATAAAGTAGAAGTCATCTTTTATACAAGAATTTTCAAAATTCTGATGCCATCCAGATATTACCACAATATCTCCAGAATGGGTGTAAATTTTATCACCAATTTTTATACGCAAGGCTTCTTTAAATATCATATAATTTTTCTTTTGCTATTATCTCATAATATTCTGGAGTAAATTCGCCTTTTCTCATAGCTTCATTGTACCAAGGCGTATCTTGTTTGTCAAACAGTATTCTGTGTTGCATACTGCTATTTAATCTTTTAGACCCATTTACCTCAAATTCCCAAGGGTTTTCTGAACCGTGGTTGATCAAGCAAGATTTAAAAAACTCTTTATTCCATATAGAAGCTTGCATTGATATTGTATATAAACTATGCTGACGCAATGCATACATGTTTCCTATTATATGAAACTTATTATATAATCTACTATCTTCATGAATTCCTAATCTATTTATTCCCTGCCGACATATTTGAATATACATATCAAATTGTGACTTTGGTATAGTTTTTCTCAAAAAATAATCATCCTGTAACCATAATACGTACTCTGTATCGACTCTATCTAGAGCATACTTTAGACAATCTGAATAAGGTATTTTGCCCGGTAAAATAGATTTAAAACCATAGTCGTTAAATTCTAGGGTTTCTGATAAAAAATATCTTGGAATATCTATATTGTGGTCCCAGTATCTGTTGAATAATAGACCAAATTTGTTCCATAGGAAATTGTATTTATCGCAAGTGCCGACTAATAAAGTAATGTCCATATTGATTTTCGTGTATAATTGTAATGAGTACTCGATTTTAGAACCTTATAAGGAGATTTTTATGCCTTTTTCACCAACACAATCTGGTAACATGTTTCCCGGCAGAAACGTATTCTTCCCCGGCATTATAGCTGGTCCATCTACTGTCACTGGTACTAGTGGCATATTCATCCCATTTGCCGCATTAGAAAGTTATAATGTTGGTAATAGTGGTGAAATCGGAGAATTAGTATATTCAATAGTAGATAAGTTTGTAACTGGTTTAAACAATTTATCTGGTGTTCCTACGCTTGCAGATGATCTCCCAAGTAAGTTTAGTGCTTCAAGACAAACATCGTTAACTTCAGATAACACTGCCACAAAAACATACTCAATGAGTTTTGATCTTAATGTTTCAAGTGCCAAGTATGATCTACAAAGCGAAGCATGATGGATAGGGTTTGATAGAGAACATACGTATGTTTGGTTAAGAGGGCGAACTTTTAGTTCGCTCTCTTTTTTTGTATATGTGTCTTGATCCAATCTAAGAAGTTACTAATCCTCGTATGACAACCATCATCATTATACGTTGAGTCTGGCTTTTTGTCAAGGGTTGTGACACAAGAATTTATACCAGCCAATTTGCCATCTATAAATAAACCGCCGCCGCTATCCCCGCTACCTATTAAGAATTCAAGCTCTGTTCTATTTAATATAGAAGGACTGCAAATTAAAAGATCATTTTCTATTCTATCTATTTTATTTGATCCGCCCCTTTTTTTCTTGTCTCCATTCTGTATTCCAGTTATAAAAGTACCAGTTTTACCATAGCCAGCAATAGCGCATATTTTGTCAACTTCATTTGATTCTTCGTATAGCTTTGGATAAAATTCAAGCTCTATGTCTGATGTTGTATGACATAATGCTATATCTGCAAATCCAAATTGCTTCTCTTCAAAGTTTTCATGGCATATAATTTCATCTATAACTATGATCTGTTTTTTCTTTTCGCTGTGTAAGAAAGCAAACTTAGAGTCTTTCACAACATGAGCCGCCGTTAATACCCAACGAGAATCTATAGCAACAGCAGAGGCTGAGAATAAACCATCATTATTATAAGAACCCATTATCTCTAATACGCAATCAAATTTTTTACCATATTCAATATATTTTTCATCTGGAGTATTGGGGTCTATTGTGCCAGCATATATATTAGATATTAAACCAATAAGAAATCCAACTACGAGGTTGTTGATAAGTTTGTTCATTATATGGCCTATTCTTGATTTTGAGTGATATTTGTTCACAGTCAGTGACTACATTTGTATTCCAGCTTTTGTAGTCCATCAAATGGCCCAATAATAGATGACAATCAGAGCATAATGTGATTAAATTATCTGGATTTAATTCATTACTTGGATCTAAATGATATGGTATTATGTGATGAACTTGTAGATCGTTTTTTCTCCTACACGCCTGACAAATTGATTGATGTTTTAAATGTTCCTTCCTGACGTTAGACCACTTGGGCGATCTAGAATAGTCAGATATTTTATCTCTTAACCAATTAAACATAATTTTCCCATAAGATTAAAAAAACCCTTATATATATACACTAAATAAAAAAGGGGGCAGCTTTCGCCACCCCCTGATTCATTACTTATTAGGTAACTATTGTTCACTCTTCACGAACAAAAGCCACGCCAAATTCACCCGGTGCTACGGGAGGTACAGTATCAACAGCAGTAAACTCCACGGTGGCTGGCGAACTTACATTGCCAGCATCGTCAACGTCTACTAAGGTTAAAACAACACTATCATTATCTGAGAATGATAGCTCACCAAAACTGGTGGTATTTGCTGGGAAGGGCGATGTTGAACGAACTTCACCATTAACAGCCACTGAAAGTCTACGCTCTGAAACGTCACTATCAACAACTGGGCCAGCGGTTACATTATAAACTAGTGCCATAGAAAATTCCTCTCTGTATAAAAAATCACACTTAAATGCTATAGGATAGATACTACGCATATCCATCTTTCGCAAAACTTTTAGATATCTATTAAATAGTCTGTCATTTAGCCATAAAAACATAAATCTACTCTGCTTTGTATGTTAGCTCATCTACCTTTTCCATTATTATACTCATCTTGTGCTCATTTACACTGTGGCTCTGATTAATTTCATTAAGTATGTCAATATATAGTAAATTTACCGATAAAGATGATACTAATATTGAAAGTAATAATGCTACAAATGTATATTTCATGAATAAACTCCTTAAGGTGGGATATTTTAGGTAGGCTACCATTTTATACACCAACCGGGGGGTTTATCGTTGTCTAAAATGGCTTTTCTTTCTTCTCTAAGTAGGGCTATTTCTTTTCTTTGGGTTTTTACTTCCAGTTTTAATGATTCTACTATATTTTTAAGGGATTCTATATCCCTCAACAGTTTATTTATATAGTCATCTATATCTACTGGAAAGTCATTTATATTAATCTTCATCTATTGATCCATAATGTTTTACTGCCGCCCTAGCATTTTGCTTGTGGGTTACTCTCTCTAAATTATCAAGGCTATTATTAGACTTATTGTGATCTATATGATTGACGATGAATAACTCTCTTAGAAATACTTTGATAGATTCTGGAGTCTTTTTATAGTCTTTTGCATTAATTTCTTTTGGTAGATTTTGATCAAATGGCTTCCAGCTATCAATTACTAATTTATGAACTCGACAATTTAATGATTGTCTTTTAGCTCCATATCTTCCTTTTGAGCTATATTCATAATCAAAAGTACCACAATCAAATGAAATATCCACCTTATTATATCCTTGCTTACATATACGAGGTTTTAAAAGTTTTTTATATGAAGTATCAATAATGCAAATACGATAACCACTTTTTTCCTCATTAATTCTTTTAAAATGAGAGTATATATTACCACTTTTTGAAACGCTGTATTCTTTTATTGGAATTCCATTCAAGATTACTGTGGTTAACTCTTCTTCATCGTCTACTTGATCTTCTGAAAAATCAAACTCTAGTTGATTCATTTGCATATAAAGCCCTCCCAAGTGCTATTCTAACACCAAGTTTCTTATCATAGTTATCTTCTGTGCTACAAATAGCAAGTCCATGAAAACGTTCGCCAGTAGGAGAATCAATAATAACTTCGGTAGAGCCACCCTTGGTATCTGGGCCAATAATTCCATCAGTATAACCATAGACTCTCTTACCGTTTTGCCAAGCATGATATCCATTATAAAGACGGTTGTGAAAAACTTTTACTTTGTATCCATTGTCTTGCAATTCTTTGACAGTCATTATTCAACCTTTCATAAAAAAGTAACGGAAGAAGTAGGATTCGAACCCACGGAAGTTTTTACGCTTCTTCTGATTAGTAATCAGATGCATTAGTCCACTCTGCCATTCTTCCTACTAATTGTATCTCTATTAGTTGCTATTGTCAAGTGGAGGCGGCGAGAATCGAACTCGCGTCCAGAATAATTTCAATATAAACATCTACATCCTTAGTTAGTTGTTCTCGCACAGCTAACAAAGCTAACAGAATTATCTGTGTCAGATTGAATACAATCATTACCCCCATTTATGTTTGGTGAGGATACCATATCCGATTATCGGAGTCAGCATGATTGGGCAATACGGTTCATGCCACCGCACTCTTGCCTAACTAGGTCAGGCAGCGAGAGCGAAACGAGTTTCGCCAACTAACATTTTAATCGACTTTTATACTGGCCGGTCGATTAACCAGTGGATGCCATCTATATATCCGTTTACCTGTCGATACCTTTCGCCCCCTTATTTTAAGAAGTTTATTAAACCGCTTGGCCCATTATAGCCAATCTTCCTTCCCTTCTCTTTACCGTTTTCGAAAACCACAAAGGCAGGGATCGTCTTTATATTGTAGCCTTCAACGATGTCTTTGTCAACATCAAAATCTACGTCTACGATGGTATAATTTTTTACAATCTCTGATAGTTGTGGGTCATTCTTCATATCATTCTTAGCTATGTGGCAGTATTTACACCAATCGGCGGAAAATATGATTAAAACCTTTTCGTTTGTATTATCAAAAGCAAAAACAGAAGCGATAGATATTAAACACGAAATCAAAAGGATAGATACTAGTGTATTTCTCATGCTATAACCCTCCAGTTGGTAAATAATATATTCTACCTTGAATATATATACACTTTTTAATCAATCATTATTATCAACACCACCCTCGTATGTTAACTTGGGTATTAAATCATCATTTGTTTGTTCTACCTTTTTGATGGTGATCACCAAGAATGTATCTCCTTGGTGATTTCCACCATCCAGTAATTTTTTCAGAGCATTACATACCTTTTCGCATGTAAGTTCTGGATTTATTTTAAAGCAAATCATCTTTTCTCAATTTGACAGATTATTACTGTGACTATTGCACATATAATATATACTATACCCAATATTGTCCAAGCGGTTGGTTCATTCATTTAAATCGACCTCAATTTCTGCACCATCAAATACCCAATGATCTATACTATCTATATAGTTGTGGGTTGGAATTGGTTCATTTACAATTTTGAATTTAACGTCAAAAATTCCACTTATTCCTTGATTTTGATAAAGATACTTTATAATAGCATCCTTAACATCTTCATCGCTCATAGTTATATGAGTCTTGTTATTAATCTTCATGGTTCTCCATAACAAATTTTTTGCTTTGCTCATTAAATAGTTTAGATATTAGATAGAATCTTTCATTTTCTAAGTATTGAATTTGTTCGTTTATGAAATCTATTCGTTTCTTAGTATCTTGTATACCTATACTGTTTTCGTACTTTTCTTTCATATACTCATTTAGTTGTTGTTCTCTTTTACTCATTGGTTATTGCCTTTAGCTTTTTTGTGATATTCTCTATAGTTTTAATAACCGGTGCTGTTAATGCATAGTCTTTTTTATATGCCTGTATAGCATCTATAATCTTCCAAGCCTCATTTTTAGAAATATCAATGTTCATACAAATAACCTGTCCTTTAGCAATTCTGCAATAGTTTCATTAATATTTATTCCGTTTACAACTATATCTTTGTTAGAATCATATTCATCAATTTCCATATATTTCATGGCATTATTGAAACACCAAAAGATAGCAAACTTTTGTTCTTTTGTGAGATTACCATTCATTTCTATAAATTCCCGGTTGTAATCTTGGCTCATAAGGTTTAACAGTCCATCCCATCATCATTAAATCTAATTTAATTTCATCAGTAACAACCCCTTCGTTGCCAGAACAATACCAATCCATATATTCTCCACTATTGATTATATCAGCTACTATGCCGCCAGACATTCTCCATGAGCAAGTCCACTCTTTATCACCATAAAAGAATCTGTTATTGCACAAAGCCCCATATAGGTCTGTGCAATAGACTTGGCTATTAATACATTTGGCTACTATACGTTCATTATTAATGAGATCATATTCTAAGTCTGGCTTATCAAAAACTGCTTTTAGTGTACCATTTAAGTCCATAGCGAACTCCTAATCTTAATTAGTTCAATTAGTTTTTCAGTATCTTCTTCGTCATACTTATGCTCCATCTCATCAATTTTGCGATAGTAATACTTTCCGTCTTTTTCTTTAGTGAACAGATCATATGGATTCGCCCTGTAGTCTCTATCTAGCCACCAATTGTAAAGTTCCAAAATCTTTTGAGAGGCTATTGCTTGTGCTGTTGCCTTATTGTAATCTTCATCATCTGGATTAAAACCATTATCTTCATTAAGTTTAAGGTCACAGGCCCAATTTAAATAGTCTAATCCTGCTTGTTTGCATCTTCCGTTAACAAACTTATAGTTACGCTCTGGATATGCTTTCATCAAATGAGCCTGATCACTCTCAACAAAAAGAACTAACTCATTAAAAAGACCATGAAGAATACGATAGTCAAGATCATAATACTTCCCCGGCTTTAGTCCTGTTCGTAAATAATGAAGTTTGTCAATATATCTGTTACGAACATAAACTTCTATGGTATAGTAAATATCCATAGGAAGATGCACAATGTCCTGTAAAAAGTTTAGAACTTCTTCAGCAATCCAGTGTCGTAAAGGGTGTTTTGTTTTAGATTCTTGTCTCCAAGTTTCCCATTCATCTAAACCTAATGCTAATGGCTTAGTGTTTCCCCTAATAAGGTCAGCGAAATGTGAGCAACTCCAGTAATTAATTCGGGATTGTTTTATAATTTTAAACATTATAGATCAATATTCACTTCATAATTGTTAAGTATTCTGTAAAACTCTTCTCTTATTTTGACTACAGCATCACGGGCATCTGTAAATGGATCACCATATTTTTCCCATGTGCGTAATGCTTCGCTTAAATCCCATAATACTTTTTGCATACGGATTGCTTGATTCATTACGTCATACTCACGCTGATCTTCTGGAAGATCAAATTCAAATGTAGCTTTCATATTATTCCTTAAATTTAACCATTAAATATGTACCAAGAAACGCTCCAGACGCTAGCGGGATTAAGTAATAAATGTTCTTACTATATGATACTACGCCAAATGCCAGTAGACTGTAGATTATACTAGTCAAAACTGCTGCTGTAAAGGCCCGCTTTTTGTTAACGCTCATAATGTACCAAGCGTATAACATATCAATTGCAACATAAGTAACAAAGATTGTTAGTGCGGTTATGTAAGAAAAATCATTCATGGGAAATATCTCTTTCCATTTAAAGGATCATGATCATATGGGTAATTGAATCCCCCTAAAACTTTTCGTTTTTTATCTTTGATAAAATGTAATACTTCAGTAAAACAATCTTCACACAAATCAATATCATACTCCATACCATCATCCTTGCAACCATAACCCCAAGTAGCACCAAGACTAGCCCATGATGGCCCCATATTTATGGTATCACAAGATTGACCACAGCAATCGCAAATGACATTATCAATTGCTTTTCTAATTTCTTCTTTGTATGTTTTCATCTTTTAACTTTACTTACTATGTAAAGTATAGATCGTGCCAATAATATGCCACAACATACTTCAAATATTTTAAGCAGACTTGCTGACAACATCATATTTAACGTCCTGTTGATGAATCTTTGGCTTTTTATAGCCCATAAATACTTGGCTAGTAATAACCCCCATACCAGTTATGAGAGTTACTACTATACCCACGATAAATATGGTAAAATTGTTCATTTGAATAAATTTCCTAAAGAAAGTATACTTGGAACCCACAATCCTACGAATAGTGCCTGTTGCCTATTAAGGTCACTATCTCCTGCAAACCATAGTGTAACACTAAAAACAAAACTAGCAAATGCGGCAACAATAAAATAATTTCGACTGTTCATAATATTCCTTTTTGTTAAATTTGAAACCCCTTTAATATATCTAATATTCGTCGGGCTAACGCAGCGCCGCCGACAATTCTACCATCAGTATAATCTTCACCATATCCAGCAGAAGATTCGTGATCTTTTTGATCTTGAACTTTTTCACTACACAGTTTGATAATCTCAAGTATTCTATCTTTTTGTTTCTGATTCATTTATATTAATACCTTGATTGTATCCTTCGTCATATGCTGCTTTTAGCCAATCTTTTATTTGTAACCAATTATCCACAGGATCTTTGGGGCATTTTACAAGATCATCGTATATTCTCTCCATTCGTAAAGAAAATGATTCGACTTCTTCTAGCCATTCATTAAAAGTCATTATACCACCGTATTGTCAGTTGTCAACTCTCCATTACGAACAACATAATAAATAGGCTTGCCGGATGATCTAACATATTTTCGTCCACCATCAATCATATTACCATTATCAAATGCTTTATAATCGTGATGGAATTGAGAATATTGTAAATTACCATCATCGTCTTCTATCATGCCAAAAGTTAGTGATTCTACGCCATCAGCATTACTAATGTAAGCTTTTCCATAATGCGGTCTTAATGAAAAATATCTGTTACCAAAATCTGGATGTGGAGTTTCCCTATAAAATATATCTGCTGGATTGTCATCGCTATTTATATCAGTAGTGCAAACATATTTAATAGGAACACCATCTCTTTGAGAATAATGCTCTACAATCTTATTTATATCGTTAATAGGAAAATGTTTTATCATAGTAGTTTTTCTAGTTTTTTCTTAAGATCATTCATAACTTCTAATTCGATCTTCATGCATTCGGAAAGACCTTCCGGGCCACCGTGTATATCATCAAAGCTATCTTCAATTAACCAAAGTATAACATCTATCTCGTCTTCTGTCAAGACTAGGTTTTTCATAAAATTTTGTGCTGTTTCAATATTTTATATAGATCTTTAAGCTCACTAATATCTATTCTCAGTTCATGTGGATCGCTATTATTATAACTGAAAACTCTCACAAGATAAGGTTTGTTTTTTAATTTTTTGTTATAGTGAATTTCTATTAAGTCATATTCAAGGACTATGGTGCGAAATAGTGTCATAATGAGATACCTAGCCAACTACTAAAAACTTCATTGGCTAGGCAATCTCACTAAATTCAGTTACAGCAACTGCTGCCGCACTGGCGACTCTGCCTAGCCTTCTTTACAATACGAAATGGTGCTGTTAGAACACGCTTTGTTACGCTCACAACCGTTGATCCAGCCTTCCTAACTGGATTAGTCGAACATGACCCGCTGCAACAATCTGCACTAGCAAGTGTAGCAGACCCAAGAACAATTGCAACCGCACAAATTAGATTCTTCATAAATTCTCCTTAATTAGAAATTAAAACAAAAGAATAGGTAAGGCGGGCCAATGGTTAAATTATCCCGCCCTACCATATTCAACAATTATAATTGAACAAAGAGTTCGCCTTTTGGTCTAAGCCAAGGACTAACCTTTGACAATTTTACCATCTTGTTGATTCTACCACGATTGTCTTTGTGGCGACCAATAATATGGATTTCTCCTTCAACGTCTTTTTGTGTCCAAGTATAGTTATTGATTACGCTATTTGGATCAACGTTATCATCACCGTAGATTTCACCTTGAACATGAAATTTTACAACTCTGTCAAATATTTTAGCCATGATACACCTCTCTTTATTTATGATTATATAGTTTGTCGGGCCTTACGAGAAAATTCTGATCCTTTTCCCACTACAGATTCTACAATATGATCTTCTAAAACTTCTGGACAGAATTTATTGATTTCACTTTGTAGAGTATCAACTGGATAGTTGATTTTCTCCTTGAAGAAGTAATCTTTAAATTCTTCTAGTAGCTCTAGGTTATCCATTCTACTTGTAATGTAGTCTGTATACCTTCTAACAACATAGGGTTTATTATCTTCCGTAATTGTCATTATACGTTTCATGATTACCTCCCACTCTTTGTTAAAGTGGCTGGGCCTTTCATGTCTTCCCAATTATCCACTAGCACATCTGGTGCTTCGTGTCTAATCTCTGCCTCTAACGCAGAAACGGAAGAATGATCTTTCTCGACCTCTAGATAATCTCTTAGTCTATCTTTAATCTCCATAAAGTTTAAAGATCCTAAAATATGGTCGATATACTTACGTTGAAACTCAGTCCTATTCTGTTCTGTTAAAACTTTAGTCTTCATAAATCACCTCATAGAAAAAGTTAGATACCTTTCTATGATTCCTTTGTTCTCCGTAGTTCCACCACAGCTAACTCAGGCTTCGTAGTAACATCGAAAGATGTTTAAGCGGCAGATTCCCACCGCATCTAAATTATTATAGCCCCTAACCTTTTTCAGACACACTAATTTTTTCTACAGGTGTAGGATTATTTTCTTATTTTATAAGTTAGGAAAATAGTTCATTCTTGAGGAACAATCTTATTGTCATCAACAACACACTGTCTCAAAAGATTAACAGCAGTTTCCAATAAGGAATTGGTTGTTTTCAAATCATCAGCAAGAGTATGTTCTATATTACCACCATTAAGAAGTCCTAACATAAAAAGTCTTTCTTCATAATCAAGCAAGAACTCTTGAACATCTTTTCTGAGTTTATCGTTCATTCTTCATTCTCTCTATACAAAGGATAGTCTTGTTCATTCTTTAGTAGTTTTTCGGCCAATCCCAATATCTCCCGCTCACTCCAACCACTAAAATATCCCCTCATATAAATTTGGGTCAATTCATTACGAGGAGTATTCTCATAATATTTCTGCACAGATTCTATCCAAGTTTTGGTGGCTTGTTGTAGACGATTCATTTGTTATACTCAACTATCCTATCTATAAATTTTAGACATTGCATAAATGCAATAAAATAAAGAAGATAATATTCCCAACGAGGTATAGTTATCATTAGTTATTCTCCAAATATTCACAAATCATACTACTCAAACCTATTGGCACAATTACTACAAAAAACAAAAATCCCAAAATCAATAGTGAGTATACTATAATATCCTCTTTAGTTAGTTTCATTTCTTTTCCTCAAAGACTTTCATAAAATTTTCTTTCTGTTCTTTAGTGGGTCTTAAAATCACAGGGTTGTCTTTAGGATTCGCCCACAATGGAATAATATGTCCATCAGAACAGTTATTTCGATGAGCAACTGCTTGATGATATGATACAAAAACAGAATAAGAATCTGGTTGCATAACGGCCCATGCCATAGGCTCTCGTTCAATCATCATTTCTTTTCCCTGCAAAAAAAGTTTCGTTCCATACAAATCCTAACAAAAATCCAACAGATAGCATATTAATCAAAGGATCGCTCCAAACTAAAAGAGAACATATAAAAATAGCAGTGCTAAAATAGACTATTACTACTTTATGTATTATAGTCCAATCCATAATTACTTATTCTCCAAATCAGTTGGTCGATAACAACCGCCATATACTAGCATTGTTTTATCAGCACATTGTTCCCATAACACTTCTCGTTCTTTTAGTCTACGAATCTCTGCAATTAATTGTCCAACAACTTCATCACCAGGAGGAGGAAGCAAATGTCTACAAATATCCATGCGACCTATTTCATCTTGTTCCATTAGTTATTCTCCAATAGTTTCTTCTAACAGACTAATAGCCGTTTCTAAAAATAAATCATAATCGGCCAATCCCATAGTCTCATCATCAATAGTATTATCCCAACTAACAATAAAGTTTTTGATTCTATCCTTGAGTTCGTTAGTCATTATTTTTCTCCAAATAGTTATCAATAGTAGCCCCAAGAGGAATTGAACCCCTAATCACTTTTTAGAAGAAAGTTGTTATATCCGTTTAACTATGGGGCCAAATCAAAACTTAAAACGTTTTGGTGTATTGTATTATAGCGTCTACCTTATGGAATGTCAAGGAGTTAATCATGAATCTCAAACATCATTATACAAAAGAAGTATTATCAAAAATTTGTGCAGAATCTTATAGTTATAGACAATGTTTAGAAAAAATGAATATAGTTGCAGCAGGGGGTAACTATGCTTGTCTTAAAAAACATATTGAATTGCATAATATTGACATCTCTCATTTTACACTACAGGGTTGGAATAGAGGTAAAATAATTGGTCCTAAACGTCCAATAGAAGATTATCTTTCTAATAAAGCTGGAATACAAAGTTGGAAACTGAAACGTAGGCTCATAAAAGAAAATATTTTGGAACATAAATGCAATAATTGTAAACAAAAAACTTGGCTTAATCAACTTATTCCAATTGAGTTACATCATAAAGATGGTAATCATTTGAATAATGAACTGTCAAATTTAGAGTTATTGTGTCCTAATTGTCATGCTTTAACTGATAACTATCGTGCTAAAAATAAATAGGAGTAGTCGGATTCGAACCGACACTTTAAGGATTTTCTTACTACTATAGTTTTCACTACCATTTCTGTTTGTAGTCTGGACTTTATCTTAACCATAACTTTCGTTTTAGGTTCCTGCCGTTAAGTCTCTACACCTTCATATTTCTATGCTTGGCTCGGTATTAGCAGTTAAGCCTTCACCGAATTTGACAGGTTCTACATTAAAAGTTTCCTTTTATGCACTCAAATTGTATAAGTCCTTTGCCTCTGCCGTTGGGCTATACTCCCGTGTTCACTTCTTCATCATACCACTATCATCGGCTCTTGTCAAGTAGCTTCTTTAGTTCTTCTTCATTAGATCTTAATCTTTTTAGTTCATCTTTGGCATTTAAGACATTGAAATTAGTTATAGTCCAGTATCCTGTGCTAATAGAATTCTCGCAACATTCAATCAAATAGTCTATAGGGTTAGAGTCCTTGTTCATTTTTACTCCTACATGAATCACAAAGAGTGCTAATCCAACCATTTTCATTTGGACTTCCTCTGTCTCCACAAACTTCACAAATCTTATAACTCATAGCCTCTGCCATAGAAACTAATCCTTCAACATAATCATCCCCGCCACTAAAGTATATTCTAAGACCGCCAAATTTTTCTTTGATTTGATCGAACTTTACAGGAATACAATCGTTTTTGTATTCTGGTTCAGTTTTTTGTTTATATTTTGTCTGCCAAACAATATTATTTTCGTGATTCTTAATCATAAAACAAAGAGGAGAAATAATATCAAACCAACCATTTCCACATTCTATTCCCCATGCCATGCAACTATTTTTTATTCCAAGGTTTTTATTAGAAAAAAGTTCTGGATACTTTTCAAACAGTTGATTTTGTAGTTCTTGATCCATATTTTACTCCACATCATACCATTCTGGGAAAAGATCTAAATATAGTTCGCCAAATATTGGACAGTCAGTGTTTATCTGCAAATCCAATATTGGCAAACTTTGTTCACAATCGTTAGAATCAGTCATTACCACAACTTTTACGACAACAACTTCTAATGCCATTAAAGTCTAGATCAACTGAAGGATTAGTATCTTCAGCATAAGCATAGAATGAATCTGAATACTGATCTAACTTAAATGTCTGAGTAAATGTATCAAATAATTCAGCCTGTCTCCCCTCATGCAATACTCTGATACCAAAGAGTGTGCTAGCAATATCATCACGGTCTAGATCATGTTCTAATACTAATCTTGCTAGAAGGTTTAGTTCTTCAGCAATATCATTCATAGCAGTTATCTTGTCTTCAAGCTTAAAGCGGTCCATGTTGTCCTCTTTCTATTTCTTGTATTAAAGTTTCATAAAGTAAATCTGTCAAATCATCTTCTTTAATTAATTGTGGGTAATACATTCTAATGGTTTCAGAATAATCATTGTCAGGCACATATTTAGCTGGTGGACTGTAATCAACAGTCGGTATTGTGGAACTAATGATTATTAATGAACCTAACTTGATCATGTATAACGCCTAGAATATTCACCCTGTATATCACTAATAAAGTCGGGATTGTCAGTAGCATCTGGCCCAAGAATATATTCCTGCGGAACATGCTTGTAAACTCCCTTTTGCTTTGCCTCTTCCCAATCAAGACAACCAAATCTACTCCAATAAAGATACTTGAAACCCTCATAACTTTTAGTTTCCATAAGCATCTTCTCTACCAATATACAAAGCTTCTGCTTAGTTGACTGAGGAATTCTGGTTGAAAGCATATCATTAACTGTATTCTTGATATGTTCAAGGAATTCTACAGATACTTGCTTTCTTTTCTTATTTGCAATCTTCATATTATTCCTCCAAAGCTGACTCATTAATAG